CCAAGATTCTTCTTGATCTATCGGATAAACCAGTCAAATATGAACCAATCGCACTCGATGTACCAGACGATCCTGAACTTCCACTACTTCCAGAAGTCCCACTAGTCCCACTAGTTCCAGAAGTACCATCAGTACCACTTGTACCAGAGGTTCCATGACTACCATCTGACCCTGACGTACCGGAACTTCCGCTACTGCCTGATGATCCACTTGTTCCAGAAGTTCCATGGCTTCCATCAGTACCAGAAGTTCCATGAGAACCGTCTATACCAGAGGTTCCGCTCGTCCCTGATGTACCGTCTGTACCACTCGTTCCTGAACTACCCGAAGTACCTGAAGTCCCAGTTGTACCAGAAGTGCCCGAAGAACCATGAGAACCATCGGTTCCTGAAGTGCCATGAGAACCCGCAATACCACTCGTCCCAGAAGTTCCGGAAGTGCCCGAAGTTCCCGACGTTCCGGTTGTCCCTGAAGTACCAGAAGAACCATCGATTCCTGATGTACCACTACTACCTGAGCTGCCAGATGTACCAGTCGTGCCAGAAGTTCCTGATGTACCGTGAGTTCCTGAAGAGCCAGAAGTTCCATGGCTTCCATCAGTACCAGAAGTTCCTGATGTTCCCGAAGTACCTGACGTACCATGCGACCCATTAATACCTGATGTTCCTGACGTACCACTTGTACCGTTACTCCCATCCTCCCCTGAAGTACCTGACGTTCCAGATGTACCAGAGGTGCCATACGTTCCAGAAATACCACTTGTGCCAGATGTTCCGGAAGTTCCGCTAGATCCATCTATACCGCTAATTCCTGAAGTACCAGATGTGCCACTGGTTCCAGCAGAACCCTGAATGGGGTTAGTGAAGGTTACAACGATATCTTTTCCAGATTCTATTGTAGCTTCAATGTTTTGAGAAGCAGATATTGAAGCAGATATATCTTGTCCAGTAACGATAGAAACATCTATAGACTGTCCATCTTTTATGGTGGCGTTTACGTCTTGACCAGTCGATAAAGTTGTTTCTATGTCTTTACTCAAGGTGCTGTTCCCGCTGTTCCCGCTGTTCTTGTTACATCATATTCCAAATCCATCTTACCCTTCATTACAGTGTAAGTTTCATTTGCCGCAGTCCTTACAGAAATATCAAAATCATATTCTCCTGGTTCAAGATTTACTGTATCTGTAGGATTAAGTGTGATTGTAGCAATGCCTGTAGTACCTGAAGTGGTATCTGGGAATATAGTGACTATTTTTTGAAGAGATGCTTCCGAATCAGGAAGTGAATAGTTTGTTTTAAGCGTAAAAAATACCGCCCAATTTTTTATATTGTATGCTGTACCAGAAGAACCCTTGAAGGCAACAGTGTAAGTTTGCGAGTCTCCGCGAGTCAACGTTAAACGTTTGAGCGCCATATCCGTCTCCTCTTATCTTACAATCAGTTGTGCATCAAGTTTAGCTCCATGTGTTCCAAATGATACCTGTACCTTCATAAACGGTAGAACTACCGCGTCCCAGTGCATTACATCAGAAGTGCTTCCAGTCCCTGTAGTTCCAAATGTACCCAACTGAACAAATGTCCCAGTTTCTACTGGACATCCAAGATAAGACCATACCCCTTGCCCGCAAGTCCCAGTAAGATTACCTTTAAGGTTATAATAAACGGAAGCACTCCCATTTAACCCTTCTCTCATATCAATGACATTAGAAGTAATAATCTCGCCAGTTCCCGCTGTACCTATAAGCGTTTTACCATTAAATATGTTTATCGTTTTTATTGCCATGGCAATCTCCTTGGTGATAAAGGCGGGAAGAACTTAATCTCCCCGCCATATATCGGTTATTGAATACCGCTTGTACCCCACCAAGCAGTATTGCCGGGAAGTGCCGCTGTTCCAGAACTTGCATAATGTGCCACTCTTGCTGTTCCTGCATGGTCTGCCGTAGAAGCTTTTCCAGCAGAAGTAGAGAACGCCGAAGTACCAGCAATTCCAGCATTGGATGCAGACGCAGCCAAACCAGCCGTTGTTGCACCTGCTGCAAATGTTGCCGTACCTGCTAAGCCAGCGTTTGATGCCGAAGAGGCAAGTGTAGCCAATGTAGCAGTACCAGACAAACCAGCGTTTGCAGAAGATGAAGCAAACGCAGAAGTTCCCGCAATTCCAGCGTTAGATGCTGAAGATGCTAGTGTGGCCAACGATGCAGTTCCTGCTATTCCCGCATTACTTGCAGATGAAGCAAGCGAAGCAGTACCCGCCAATCCAGCATTGGAAGCTGAAGAGGCAAAAGCTGATGTACCTGCAATCCCTGCATTGGATGCTGAAGATGCAAGAGAAGCAGTTCCTGCAATAGCTGCATTACTCGCTGACGAAGCCAGCATGGTTGTTCCAGCATATGAAGCTGAAGAAGCAAGAGAAACCACACCCGCCGTACCCACTGTGGAAGCATATCCCACGTTGGTTACAGTAGTGACTGTGGTTACAGTTGCCACCTTTCCGCTTGTGAGAATCTGGGTAGAACCACTTTCCAGATCCTCTATTAGTTTTTTGAACTTTAATATAGCCATAACGTCACTCCTTGTTCCTACTTAAATAGGGTTGTGTTGAACTCTACTGGGTTGAATTGTTTATGTACCCCATTCCCTCGGCCTCATCCTGCCCTGCATGGATAGTGTTTTTCTCATCTTTTCACTATACGCATCAGGAAGTGTTCCAAAAGACCTGACAAACATATCTTCATACATCTTTGCCAGATTAAGGTTTAAAGTGTCTGAATCGGGTTTTCTAAACGCCAAGTGTGCCGCCCAATCCATTAATCCTTCATGGTACTTTTCTTCTATTTCTGGACTCGTGGAAAGGGTAAACGAGACTAAAGGGATGCGTGAAACGATAAGCTGTGCCGTATCATCCGCAGAAGGGGCTTGAACGAAAGTAATGGTGTTTGTAGGCTCGTTGAGGAAATACATCGGCAAACCGCCCAACGTGGCTGTAATAATCGTTCCAGCCGTTGCATAGGTTCCTGCCGTTGCATGAGTTCCATGCGCCACTGAAGTTCCTGCGGTATATGCCTCTCCTGCGGTCCATGCGTTTGTGGTCGCACCGCCCGTTCCCGAAGTGATAACTGTTCCCGCTGTTCCCCACCATCCGGAAAGGCGTTCATCCAATTCTTCATAAGTCACAGGTCCCAAAAGAGGATATGACATCGACCTTAATTGGCATCTTCTGACCTGAAGAATCTTTGGACTAAGGTTGTACGTTGCCTGTCCAGCGGCGATGGTCAGAGTACATAGTGGTTTTTGACCTGCCGTTCCAGCGGTTGCTGCCGTTCCTGAATCGTTTGCCGTTGTCGCATCAATAAGTAAATGCGCTCGTCTGCACGCCTGAACCTCTGCATAATTCAGAAAGCGTAGAAGTTCAGGGTCTGACCACAAATACGGTGGAGAAACATCATCCAATTTGCTTTCACGCATATCATTGACAAGTTCTTGGCCAGTCATTAGATTCCCCCGACACCTTGGTAATCGTCAATCACCTTTCCGTTTTCGTCAAGATTCACACCCTCTTTTACAAGAGTGTAAGTCACCCTTGGAATATCTCTTGTGTCCTTTGCATCCCCTTCCTCATGATTTGATTCTGTCACAATACAGGTATCAAGCATGAGTCTTACGGGTCTGGGAATATCGATTTCCTTCCCGGGTTTGGCAAGGAACAGATATCCATTGAGGCCGAATGTCCTTCCGTTCTTCGGCATGTCGGCTGATTCATGGATAATGATACGATCCCTGATATGCCCTTTAGGACTGCTGAAATATTTTTCCGGATGTCTATCCTGATCTGACTTCTGTACCGTTGGCATTTTTCCCTCCAAATGGTTGGGGTGGGGTTTCCCCCACCCTGTTGGTTTACAAGTTACCCACTATAAGGCATACAGGCCAGATCAACAAAGGTTCCGGTTCCTGTCGTGCCTGTCTTCCCCACCGCAAATCCAGCATCGTTTGAAAATGCCAAAATGGTTGCAGAAGGAGCGCACACATTGACGTACCCCAAAGCCACCATCCCATCGGGAAGGTCGGGAAGTTTTGCAGCCGCCGAAGCAAGTGCCACGGTTGAGTAATCGTTCATATTGATTACATTCCCCGGTCCTACCACCGTTCCTGAAGTTCCGTTATGGGCGATGAGATACTTTGCGGCTGTACTCGTCCCCTGAGTTCCTTCAGGCATAAACAGGTTGTCTTCAGCCGCAGCCGTGGTCATTATACCGTTAATGAGAATAGAAACGGTGTTGTTTATTTTAAAACCAGCCGAACCAGCCGTTCCAATTCCCGCACCAAGCCAGATAAGACCTGTAGTTCCAAGAACACCGTTCATGATTCCCTGAAACGCCCTTCTCTGGGCTGTGTTCTCAAAAACCTCGATCTTATTTACACTGGCATCTACTTTTTTATCTGGGTCATCGAATTTTCCACTGCCGAATTTGAAAGCCATAATATGTTCCTCCTTATGGAGTAAAGGTAGCGTAGTCCCCAACTCTTAATTCAAATGTCCTCTTAGGGGGATGTGTAAGAGGCAAGGTATGTTTTAGTGACTTGTGTTCTACCGTAACATTTTGTCACTTTTCCAGATGTCTGGAAAATTATAAGGTATGCTTTCCTTCCGTTACGCCTTTTACTAACTATCGACATGAAAATAACTATATATGTCAAGTAGTTAGTTCAGTCCGTTGCCCCAAACTCACCAATACACATCCAGGCATCATTAAGGATTACAGTACCTTGCATGGTTTTCCACGCAATAGAACCTCTCTGACCCAATGGATCGCCGCCACGAGGCGTATTGGGATTCAATACCATGGGAGTGATTGCAAACTTGCCTTTCAGGGCGATAATTCCGTAAGCATCACGGCCAAAGTACATTACCGGATAAATGTCTGCGGAAGTCCCATCGGTTGACAGAAGGGTTCCGTGAGCACCACCGGCACTTTCATACGGAGTAAAGATAGTCGATTTCAGATAGCGAACATCCTCACAACTTCCAATTTCCGTTTCCCATTTCGGAACACCACCATAATCTGCAATGGAGGTAAATCCGGTCATTCCACGAATATCACTCGTCATGTCTGTATGGGTTACACCCACAAAAGCCGGAAGAATAGATTCCGTGTTGAATGAAGTGGTGGACTTTACGATCTGGGTGATACGCTGTGCTTCCTGACGTTCCAAGGCACGAACGATCTTCCTTTGGTCTGCACGAGTAATTGTGGTGATAATGCCTGTACGTGCCGACACTCCGTTAGCATAAAACAAATTGGTACACGCCTTCAGTACGTTATATCGGTTAATTTCAACCACTTTGGCGGCCTGTTCCGCAACAATCCCCATCGACTCATGTTGAACTGCATCCTCATGAGTATCAGCAATCATGTCTGTGATCTCGATGTAGTCCCCATCTTGATACAGTGTTACAGTGATGTCTGAACTCGTGAGTTTCTTTCCAGCCGGGGTCACGCCTTCGGTAAGTCTGGTTCCCGTTGTTGCGATTGCGTTGTAACGTCTGAACTTCATTGACTGGGTAGAGTTTCCGGGCAAACTTTTGCTCTGTCCAAATTTCTCAAGGCATAGATAAGGCATCGCCCGTTTAAGTAACTCTGCCACAATATATGCCGCAGTTCTCGGAGAAATATCTCCGTAAGTTGTTATCATTGTTATCCTCCTTGCTTATTTACAGCCTCATCAAAAGCACTTTCAAAATCATTAGCAGGTGCCATTTTAACATTTACTGCTCCTCTGCGAGTTGTCACCGCAGTCATGGCAAGCATCTTTTCCTGCTTTTTGGTGTTGATTGGAATAACTTCTGCCGTTGATGGGGATGAAATTCCGTTTTCCGCTTTGAAATCATTTAGCAGTTCCACAATACTTTCAGCATCGCCTGCACTATAAGTTTCCATCATACCTTTTTGGAGGTATTTTGGCTTAGTGGCAATCCAAGTTTTGATTGATTCGTCTTCCACATACTTTTCATAATCCGGATGGCTTTCTCTGATTGTTGCAAAGTGTTCTGCTGTTGATCTCTCTTCGCGTTCTTTTTGGGTTTCCTTCACGAGTTCTACTGCCGGTGCAAGTTGGGTTGCGAATTCAGCTTTCAATTCATCTTTTAAACCATTGATATGATCGCTTATTTCCTTCCTTATCTTAGCTAGGGCTACTTCTCGTTTCTTACCCTCCATTTTGGAAATCACATCAAAATCCTCTTCGTACTGTTTGAGTGCTTCCTGATCCTCTTCGCTTAAAAGAGGTGGTTCATCAACAGTTGTGACTTCCTTTGGCTTTTCAGCCGGTTTCTTTGCTTCTTCGATCTGCTTCAGAAGGGTTTCCTTTTCGGTCTTCCATTCTGTTTTTTCATGATCGAAGATGCCTTTCAGGGTTTTATAACGCTGTTCATACTTCTCGTCAGATTCCCCTGGCTGTTGAAGCGACGGATCAACTGCTTCGGGAACTACAGTTTCTACCACTGGCGCAACTTCGGGTTCTACCTTCGCTACTTCCTCTGTGATATTTTCTGGGTTGTCCTCTGGCTTCAAATCTGGTTGATCTGGTGCTCCTGAAGCTTTCTCAAATGCTTCTGCAAATTCATCTGTTTCCAATGTCCCTCTATCATCGGCTTCCATAATCTATTCCTTTCTTTTAATAAAAAAGGCTCCGAAGGAAATTAATCCTTGGAGCCTTTTGTCTCATACTTGATCGAGCTTTAGACTGTTATGTTTTTAAAAGGGGTTGCAACTTACGCTTCAAACCTTCTAGGGTTTTAAGTATGTCAATCACTTCATCCTTCTTCATAACAATAGTGTCTGCTACATAAATTTCGGTCTTCACCTCATTTTCAGTCTTAATAACTACTTTTTGCGTATGTTGCTGAAATTGAACCATAGTTTTTTCTCATTGTCAAGTGGTTTTTATTGTACGTTAGGATTCTCTCTCTCCAAGTAGTCTTTAAGCTGAACAAAACCCTCTATTCTCCCCTGATTTTTGGGAAGTCTCATACGTCCTACAGTGTCATTCTCCTTTCTTGTTTCATCAATTAAAATGTTAAGAAGTTTTATGACCACTTTTCCTGAAGGTTGATGCTTTAACCTTATAAACTCGAATATCGCCGTTGTTTTTGGATCTAACTCTTCAGTCATTTTCTCCCTCACTTTTTAGCAACTGGTTTCTTCTTCTTTTTTGCCACTATTCCACTTGAAACACTCTTTTCCTTCATTTTCATGGCATGTTCTGCGGTTTTACCCTTAATGGCAATATCGTGTGCCGCTTTTGTGGTGTCCACAGCGACTCTTACGTTATGATCTTCCTGCTGATGTTGCATGTCGATGTCATGTTTCTCATTTTCACGCCGGATTTTCTCTTCTGCCGCTGCAACTTCGGTCTGCTTTAAAGCAACATCACCTTCTACCACCCTCGGGTCAGTACTTTCACCCTGTTCCGGTGGTGTCTGGGCATCTTTTGTAGCTTCCACATTGAATTTCTTAGCCTTGGTAAGCTGACCCATAGTCTGGGCTTTCTTGTAAGCTATATCAGCCTCTGCCTGAGCATACATAAGTTGAGTCTGTTTACTGTTTTCACGTGCCTGACGTACTTTTTCCACTTCTTCTTCCGTTTTCAGAACGATATTGATGTCATGTGCCTTCAGTTTCTCTTTCAGGAACTCTCTTCGATCAACATAATCCCATTCTTCGGGGGTCATGGTCGTGGTGAGTTGGGTAAGAGCTTGCATCCTTATCTCTTTCATCACCAGAGAGCTAACACCACGAGCTTTTACACTATAATCACCTTTTATGTCGGTTCTCGGGTTGAATTCCATGTTCCATGCGTACATATCTCGCATAATTCGCTCTGTAAAGGAGTCAAAATTCTTCACAACGTCTTTAATTGAGATCGTAATGGTAGCCATTCGGCCTGAAGTAGCTTGCGCCGTTTCATTATTAACCATCTGGCCTATCATCCATGTAGGAAGGGTAGTTTCTTCATCGCCAAACTGCTTGAAAGCATCCACAATCCTCAACAGTTCTTCAACATGAGAGTCGATATTATAAACTCTAAGGGCAGGATATTGGGCATCAATGCCCTTCCCCTCCCTGAACCATAGTTTTCTCGAATAGAACGAGTTAATATCAGTTCCAGGGGTTAGCAATGACCAGTTAATTTCCACCTGTGGACCAGCCACACACGCAGCGTTATCAAGTACCATCCTTGCACCGGCTGAAATGGCTAACTGGGAATGTCGCATAATACGAGCAAGACCTTCACCGTAAAGTGAAGTTTCATCCTTTTCGTAATAAAAGAGTTTATATTTGTCGAGCGCCTGATCATACAGAGTAGCCATAATAGGTTTCTGACCAAGAAGCCATACGTTCGCTGCATATTCAAGCTCAACATCTTCTATCTCCAGTCCACAGGCGGCCAAATCGTGTCCATCCACATATCCCCAGTATTCAAGAACTTCATATTTCTTTCCCATCTGGGTATTTGTTGATCTACTTGTATCATATGTTCCTGCACTCACATATGAAGCGCCATCTTTTCTTCCCATGGACGTTTCACTTTCAATTACCTGAAGATCAACTTCCCAGTTTTTAGGAACGTAATCACCATCTCTATGATCGTTAAGATATTCTTTGATCATTTCCGGGTAAAAATCTGGTCGTTTAAGAAGTTGGCGAAGATCGTGTTTGGTCATAAGGTGTCGTTCAAACGATCCCTCTATGCCCTCAATATCGGTAACACTCATATCTGGATACCAATCCCATATACGGATGGCTTCAAAAAAAGGAATCTTCTCTGTTTGAGTTGATTCAATGTAGTCACCACCAGTAGTATCCGGTTCCCATTTCCGTTTTGTGCGATTACTGATCATCGGTCCTTTCATGATGCCGGTTCCATATAAAAGACCTGACCGAAGAACCTTCTTTGTTTCTTCTGGATAATCCATTTCAATAAACTGATCGTCTATAACACTTGACATTCTTGCACAACGATCCTGAACTTCTTTCTTGATAGCAAGTCTAAGTTCTTCTATATCTGGAGCGATGGGAGATTCGAGTGGCTGACCGTTTTCATCAACCGTCTTCACCAAAGCAAGAGCAATCTCTTTAACGAGTTCTCGTGACACCTTTGGTTCTGGAGTGGGTTCTATTTCCCAATTCTTATCCGTATCGGGAAAAAGCATTTCATGAAGTCTGGAAAGGACAATGTTAACCTTAGAACGGGTTATTTTTGGATATACTCTGGAATGGTTGGCGTCTATCTTTATATCGGGATCGTATATGCCTTTCATCTGACGAAGACATTCAAGCCACTCAAGTTCTTTTGGTCTACGATATGATTCGTTTATGGAAAATTGATTCCTGAGTCTATAACCGAAGGACCGCATTGCTTCACTATTGCGTTCCGGTTTGCTGAACGCCTGTTGTATCTGATCCATACTCTTACTCCTTTAATCCCTCGGTTTGGGTATCAATACCCTGTTATCGATTGTGACGGTACGTACTTCTGTTGTTGAACCTGTGCCGCAAATGCTTTCCATCTTTTATCGTTTGATTCCTTATCCTGAATATATAAACACAGCATTTCTAAACTATCAGCAACATGAGAGGAAAAGTTCTTTTCTGGAACTGGTTTATATTCTTCTCCCGTCGTCTTCGGTTCTTTTTCGTAATGATACCCCCCGTTCATTGCCTTGCGAAGATTGTGGCAATTTGGAGATATAATTAGACCCGGTTCGCCACGATACATCTTATTAAGAAAGAATTCAACAGCACCTACCCTCGGCATAATTGCATTGGTTGGTGCAGGAACTACATTTCTCAATCCTACATCTGGACCTTGAAGAACCTCAAAACACGTTGATTCATCCGTTGGAGAACGGGAAGTTCCTGCTGGATCTCCAAATCCCATCACGTTCATTCCAAAATACTTCTGTCGAAGCAAAGGAAGTAGTTCATTTTCGCAAAACTGTCTTATCCCCCCTACCCCAGTCAACTCATCAAGAATCCTTAGTTGACCAAGAGGAGTAATCTGTCCTATGACCACCGTGGGATTAAGTCCAAAGTCAAATCCGACAATAACATCTCGTCCTTTAATTGGTTCTAATATATTTGGAGCAACGTGGACATTATCAACAAAACTTCCAAAGACAGGTTTTCCGCTGATGAGGAATCCATACTGCCCATGAATATAAACACGGATATACATCTCGCTTTTCCCTTTGGCGAGGTTTTGGTAGTAATTCTTGGCAATATGTTTGGTATTCTCTGCGTGTGCGGAAAGGCCAGAAGGTTGTTTGAACATTTTGAAATTGTCTGGTTTGATTTTCTCGGCAATATTATAAAGGGTTGAACCTTCGTCTGGAGGGTTTGTATCCATGAACATTCCATACCATGAAGCACCACCATCTCTTTTTGAAGGATAACGGCCTATACGAGAATCCATGGCCTCTATAATACTCCACGGAATCTCACGGACTTCATTGAACCATGCCCATGTTACTTCAAGAGAAAGAAGATTGGAAACTTGGTCTGGACGGTCAAGAGCACGAAAGATAACCTCATGATGAACGCCGGGAACTTTTGTAAATATATAGGTATGGTCAGTTACCCTCCACTCGCCAAAAATACGTGGAGGAAACCAGTCATGATACGTTTTGATAGTAGTATCGCGTAGTTGCGTATAACTGTTCCTCACAACAACAGAACGTGACCGCCTTATTCCGTCTGGTCCAGGAACTTGCTCTTGCGCTCTTTTGAAGTCTTCAATAACACAACCACTGCTCTTTCCGGAATTACCAGTTATAAAAATTTTATCATTTCTTCTCGCAACAAAAAAACCTGTTTCGGTTTCAAAACAATATTGCCTTTCTACATATATCTTTTCAGCTAAAGTCTTTTTTGTATCGTGACGCATACCGACAAAAGGACGCGATTGATTTTCGATAACATTGTAACAATCTTGCTGACCGACACCTTGATGGATCAATGATATGGACGCCCTGATGCCATGACATGCAAAAACATATTGCATGAAATCTGCGTCTTTCTTTTGTGTTGTTGAAAATATTCTTACCCCACATCTATTTTCTTCACATCCATCCCAATGAATCATCTCATCAAGAATAATCCCAAGTTGATATTTTGATGATCTCCAATATTTAGTGAGCGTTTTGTTTCTTTCCGGTGCATCGAAAACATAAATAAATTCCGTTGGTCTTCCGGGATAATTTCGTACTTCAAACTCAATCCCCATACGAGTTAAAAGATACGATAACCGTTCTCTTTTTCTAATTCTACGTAAACCAATATAACACTTTAATTCATTACTATAAATTTTCGGAAAGTGTCCATCTGCACATATGGCAACCATAAGTCTTAATTCGTCATCGGACAAATCAATACTGCTTTTCCCTTCGTAATTAAATGCAGTCGGAATCATTCCATCCCAACCTGATAATAATTTATTGTGTTCATCAAAAACTTCTTTGGCGGTTATAACTCTAAACACCTTATTATTATACTTTTTATTAAACAATACTCTATGATTTGGAGTAAGTACCATATCTAACCCACGCGATTTAAAGTGGTACATTTCTCCGTTATACGGTTGATTTATGTAATTTACAGGGTTATTGAATGTCATTATATCTGTAGATGGATCATATTGAGCAATCAAATGATTATCCCACTGATCTATTCTAACCCATCCTTCTTGTGACAAAAATTCAGTGTCTCCAGACAGACAAGCAAATGGTCCCATAAGACAACGCATCCTTGTGTTATCCATTGCGAACTTCTTGATGGTGGGTACATCAGAATAATCATATAAAACCTGGAAGTCCTTACTATCGTTCATCTTTACCCTACTTTATACCGTTCCATAATACTTTAACGAACTCTGCATTGTCTTCATTGGCTTCTTTGTATCCCATTATAAGACAACTTATCGGTAAAATAATTATGTACGAAATGGGAATCATCCACCAAGCGATTAACAGACGGAGCAATAAGATTCTTATTCTTTTCATTTCATCACCCCGGACCAACAGTTTGATCAGTTACCTTTGCGTACAGTCTGAAAACAGAACTATTCGCTGGTGTGTTTGGAATCGGATATGAACTCGCTTCTATTCCTACTCTTAGAAACTGAGGTGTGAAAAGGAGGGGTGACATTCTCATGGAATCCTCTTTAAAGGGTTGTCCTGTTTCTTCATCCATTTCACCCTTTTTGAAAAACCTGAATGCTCTTGGTTTGTTTAATTTGTTTCCGCCACTCATCTTACCCACCAGAAGCATCCCATGCATAAACACCGTCGTAAGAACTCCCTCATCTTTTTCCATTTTTTATTCTCCTTTTGCTTCACACGGAATTGTTGAAAATAGTAATTCTACCTCCGAATCACTGATAAGGCGGTATGACCTTTCAAATACATCTTTTGGCGACCATGATATATATCCATCTTCGTAACGAACCTTGTGTCCCGGCCTTGTCTCTCTATTTGATACATCCCCACCTCTTATCTTCTTTAAAAACGAACATTCATCCATTTCTTCCGCAGTAATTATTTTGGTTCCTATATACGTCTTTTCCATTTTCATCCCTCCCTCATTTTTTCCAGATGTCTGGAATTTTTGTTGCAATGGTTTTTTTATAATTATTATCGTTGTCATATGTTTATGACACTTTTCTTTCCCATTTTTTGTACAAATTGGACACTTCAATCTGTCACCCCATTCTTTTCGCATTTCCTGTTGTGTTCTCCTATAAATTCCTTTGACAATGGTTTATATCCTCTTAAACGATATATTTCTTTTACAAGTTGACCGTTCCGTCTTTCAACAAGTTCACACCTATTCTTCCAATATTGAGTATCTTTATCCATATCCGTCTCCAAGAATTTTCCAGATGTCTGGAAATTTTCAGTCTGCCATACTAAATTGTCACGTTATTGACGTTTCCGCACTTTTCACACTTTAATTCAAATTTTCCACGGAACTCCCTGGAGTCTTCTCTACATTCCTTGGTTTTTGTATTCATCACATTCCCGCAATGAATAACAAAAGGTAATTTAATATCAGCAATTAACTCATTGCATCTTGTACAGTATATTTTCATATCAGTCTGCCATACGGCAACTTTCAATGCAAAGAATCTTCACCCTGTTTGAAAGCCAGTTTGCAAGTCCATCAATCCTTCTTCCGTCATAATCTAAACGAGCATTTATGTGTTGTTCGCCAACATAATATTCAACCTTTTTAAGTGACTCTTCTCCATTATATAAGATGTCGTATTCAGCGCCCTCAGTGTCACACTTCATGAGTTTTACTTTATCGATGTTAAATCTCTGGAACGCTTCATCAAGAGTAATAATGTCACATTCTGCTTTTTCATGCCATTTCGGATTGAAAGTCATAAAAGAAGAGGACCCTCCTGAGTCCCCTTTCTTCCCGAAGAATATTTGAACCTTTCCATTTATCTTTCCCAGACCGATGTTATGAGGTTCGATATTAACACCATTTAATTCGATGTTTCTTAACAATGTAGCATAGGTTCTCGGGACAGGTTCAAGAGAAATGATTCGTGCTTCTGGAAAACATTTGGCCATAAGAATAGAGAACATCCCTTCACACGCACCTACATCGAGAATCGTATCTCCCTTTCCGAATACAAGTTTGCTCTGAAGCACCTTATAATTATCTGAAAAGATTTCCGTTATTAGGTCCTTTGCCATGAATGTTTCTTCAAAATAGAATTTCACTCCCCCAAATTCATGTTCAATCATTATTCTTCCTCAATTTTTTAATAATGTTTATAACTGAACTGCATGACAATCCAGATCCATACGGTTCTCTTAAAACTCCACTTTCTTTTAAAGAACGTCTTTCCTTTTTTGAAATAACAATATCCTTTACTAAATATTTTAGTCTACCGAATTCATGTTCAATAATTCCATCCCCCATATTGTTCTTCATCCCTTTGTTTCTCAAGTTCAACAATAGACACAACTCCCATTATGTCATCTATAACAAGCAATGGAACTATTTTTTTAATTGCTTCGTCTGAACAATCCCACCATTTTAATTCAAGAAGTCTTTTAATGTGCCATTCAGGAAGTCTGTATCTTATAAGTTCGGCCGGATTTCCACCTACTATTTCATAGGGATTTACATCTCGTACAACATGGGATCGTGCAGCAATGACTGCCCCATCTCCTATCGTCACACCACGCATAATCGTTACATCTCTTCCTATCCATACGTCGTTTCCTATAATAACGTCTGGTTTTTCGGTAAACATGGGAGGAGGAGCAATCGGGAAGACATCTGTGTGGGCATAGCCGAATCCATAAGTGGACAGTGCTCTCGAATTGTGCCTACCTCCCAGTATGATATGAACGTTTTTAGCAATGGAACAGAAGGCGCCAATCTCCACCTTCCCTTCACCATCCCAACAATGAACCGTAATGTTGTACGCTTCAGAAGAATACTTTCCTACTTTTGTAATTGCAGGACTTAGAGACATACCCTGTTCCTTTTTTTGGCCAATAATCGTGTAACTCTTTTCTGTTTTTTAATTTTATTCTTTTCCCTTCTACCTTCAGCTTTATAACGGGCGCATTTTACTTTGTTGCGTCCATACTTTTTTGCTCCCTTACCACCCTCCTTTCTTCGTTTCTTAGTAATAACAACCTTTGCCGTTTTTGCCATGACATTTCACCTCCTTTTCGCTAGTGTTCTGTCATGGCATCACCTCACTGTTTCTTTTCATTATTCCTCCTCTTTTTTTGTTTCCTCGTGCATACCCCCCAGTAACATTTCAGGCGCTGCGGTTTGAGATACCTCTTCTTCGTAAGGCGTAAGATCGCTTTCCGGATTTGTGGCACGTTCGAGTTGCTTCAAGTCAATCCCCGTATTCATCTGTTTCTCAAGTAGTTTCTCATCCTCCAGACCTTTTAGGACCACATAAACCATTCTGTTAGAATTAACACCTTCTTCTTTAGACCTTATTCTCGCAGCCATAAGCGAAGACTCGATCTTCATAAGTTCTTTGACCATAAACTTGAACTCAGAATCTGCCTTCATCATATCGACTAGTCGTTGTCTGCCCTTTTTCCTTCCGTTGCCCACTGAATTTCTATAGGCATATCTCAGATCCTGAAGCATCTGATATGCAGACTTTGCATCGCCGGAATCAAACTTTTCCACCACCTCGTCCACTTCAACCACTTCCGGAACTATCCCCGCTTCTCGTTCAGCCTTCAGTCTTTTTTTGTTGGCGTTGGCCTTATCGCGTCCACTTTGCATAGCAGCGCGTTGCTGAATCTTTCTCAGTTCTTCTTTGGAATAGTTTCCCTTTTTCTTTTCGTTGAAGTAATCAGATATCGGTGCATCTTTGGTAGGTTTACCACCATTCTTGGTAGTCATTCCAAACACTCCCGAAATTAAGAATTGATTTTAAATACTTCTAAACTTACATATATTCATTGTCAAGTAGATATTTTAGAATTTGTTTCCACTTTTACTATCTTAACCCTTACAACACTCAAATTCAGATACTTTTTTAATTGGTTCCATTGCATACCCCAAACAACACCAACATCTTGTACTATGGCTTTAATAGCATCATGTCTGGTCCTTCTGATGGTACGGTTATGTAACCAAGGATAACGTCCGTTGTATTGTATGGCCCACATTCCTTCCCTCGTATCCCACATATTCTTCTCCGTTTCTTTTGAAGTACTATTCTTTTGGAGGTTTACACTGAAAGCATTTACATGAAGGATGATGCGCCAGAGTATTCTTAACTAATGGCGTTACTATCTTTTTGGCATCATCTTTAGTCTTTATCACTTTCGGTGTGTCAATACTCGTCTTAACTGGTTTCGCCGCTTCCTCTAACTCTTTAATCCTTTCCATGAGGACTTTACAGTTAGAACACTCCGAAGTACCAACCTTCTTTTTCGCCCTCCTTTCTTTTTGGTACGCCCTCATCTGTTCTTTGGTTCTTACCATCACAACCTCCATGTAACATTTTGTAACTCACATTCGCTTTGAATCCACTGTTACACCTTATTGTAACATTGTCAAGCCGTTTTTATGATGGTCGTTGTAACTTTTTGTAACACCATTCCTATCTTTTTCTAAAATTTCCAGAACATTCAATTCCATATACCCTTTATTCTATTCAGGTATACCCCCCCAATACCCCCTACCACCCTTTTATAACATAGCATTATTAAAAGGGTTAGTAACATACGTAAAGTAGCTCAAACAGGTTAGTAACACGTATAAAGTAGGTTAGAGACTCATCCCGCCCCATCGATCACGAATTCCGGGTTGTACGGGCACAAGCATAAAAGAATTCTTTTACTTGGCTTACTAATGATTACGTATATATATGATTGTCTATTGAATTGATAGTGATTAGATATAAAGGTATGCTACGCATGGATTAGGAGTATATGTCGTGTTACTTATAGCATGTATATACATTATAGATATCCCATCGCCCCTGCGTTAAGAAACGATCTATCCCTTACTGTGTCTACGATTGCTCATATGCGTCAACTGTTGACGCAGTTATATATTGTGCCCCTTTGTATATACGGTTTACATATCATTGTAAACCCGCCATCTATTCCATAATCGAATAATAGATTGCAGCATATGAATAGCCTGTCTTGTGTAAGTCAATACAGTGTTGAGATAGAGAAGAGAAGGAAATAGAAAGGCTTGGGGATACTGTTCAGCAACTACTGAAATATGAGTAATCTGATTATTGAATAGATATGATTATGCTTTTATACTCTCATTGGAAATACTATATACCCTCACGGCGAAAGCTGAAACAGGATCGGAGTCCTATGTAAAATACCTGTCAATACGGCGTTTTGATTCCTGTGTTTTAACATGCAGGATCAACCTGATACAAATTCGACGTTTTTGCATCTTATGGCTAAGATCTCCAGCGCTTTATAAATCCCAAAACCTAAAAGAAAACATAAATATAAGGAATAGACCTTTGGGCGAAGTGTGGCATAAATATTTCCAGATGTCTGGAAAAGTGCGCAAAGTATTTCACACCTGTTTTATAACCCTTGATATTGCTACTCTTTATGGTGTGTAAATGTTTACGCAGTGTGAACGTAAATAAACACTAATATGATGCAAAACATCCCCTATATCAGCCATGTCAAATGATAGATAAAATGATAAACACGTATAACTATATGATATTACATTGATAAAAATAAATATTGAAAATGTTAATAATTGGCAGACCATATGCATGTATAAAAGGCAAATAACATAATAATAGGAGGGAAAAATCATGAAAGTAGAAAAAAGAATTGAAAGTGGATCGGTAGTTGTGGAGATTACTCTTAACGAGGAAGAACAAAAAACCATGATCGGAGTAGGTGTGCAAGAAGGTGGAAGCTCTTGGACTGTGTCAAAGGATAATCCCATCAAAAACTTTGCCTGTCTGCTGCGGGCACACTATGGGAGTTATAAGGATATCCCATTGACGCTACTGATGCAAGATAACTACTGTGTGCCAAAACCGTGCTTTGACCTCACCGCACAGCAAATCCTTGAGATTGCATTAAAAAACTATGATGCAATTTTGCAAGCAAAAGCAGATGCACACGCGCTCTGTGGGGTTGCGGAGTGCGTCTCACAAAAATCAGCCGTGGAATTTTTAGCCACGGAAAACCGGCTCTTATATCGGACAAGCAAAGGGCAAATCAAACCGATTGAATAAGTTAATAGTTGGCTCAATATATGTATATATAAAAGGTAAAACATAAACTGGGAGGTTTAAAAAATGGATCATACAAAAGGACCGTGGAAATGTCAGGTTATACCAACAACAACACGCAGTGGGGATGAAGTTTTTGTGAATATCTATAGTCAAGGCGGTTATGCTTGTGGGAGAGCTTACGGCGAAAGTATTAAAGAGTGCTTTTCCATTGCTCGCCTTATCGCCGTTGCTCCTGAATATGATGAACTTATTAATGAAATTGCCAATGATCTTGGGTATGCAGAATGGGCAACGCCAAAACACGCAGAAGACATTTTATGTGAATTGATTAAAAAATATCATACAAGGTTACGTGCGGCAATCGCTAAATCAAAAGGGAATTTATAACAAATCGGTCAGTGGTTCAGTTTATTGGGAATAACAGGAGGCAACGAGCAATGAAAGTTGAGAATATGACAGGTAATAGCGGACGAGAGATTCCAAATCAATTTATAATTCGTGATGATAAAGGAAATGTTTTCTTTCAGTCCTATCAAAGCATCATCGTCAAGATTGACAAAAACGGAAACACGTTTCTTGATCGGAATAAATGGGATTATTCAAAAACCACCGGCAAATATAGAAACGAGTTTCTAAGAGAAACCAAAAAGGACACAGAAAAGAAGATCAAAACCGGCGAGTATAAACTTGCAAATTTGAATTAATCCTCCTGTCAACAACCCCCTTCACCTTGAGGAAGTGGAGGGAGAGATTGACCGGATGATTAAAATTGAAAGGAGATTAACACATGAAGCCATTAAAAAAGATAAAAGATAATCGCGTAAAATGCAAAACTAACGAAACAGATTGCACTGGAGGAATGGAATGTCTTTCAGATACCAACCCCCCATTAAAAACCTGCAAAAAGTGTTTGTGTTATACTTGCACAAACGGAAAATGCCGAAACTATAAAAGGCTTTAGGATGCAAAAGGAGACACAACCATGACCATGCAAGAACTTGAAACACTGAACATTGGCGATCTTGTTAATGTCATACTCCCTTCTTGGGGTACAACCATCAAGGGCTGGCGCGTTGTTTCACAAGTGCGGAGATATTACATCACCATTGACAGCAATGGAATTAGAGATTTAATTGTGCATCCAAGAGAAGTTTTAGCAATAAAAAGGAGGGTCAAATAATGAGATTCACGCTTGAAATTAAGATGGATAATGCAGCCTTTGAAGATGATCCGAGCTATGAAGTAGCAAGGATACTAAGGGAAACGGCAAAACGGATTGAAGGACACCCGCATTTTTCACCTGGGCATGAACAACCTTTGCATGATGTAAACGGTAACAATGTTGGTTGTTTTGACGTTTGGAAATGAAAGGAGGACACCTTGAACCGATTAAATACTTTCGATGATGATTTGTTGGAGAGGATGAAAAGAGCGGCTGATTACATCGGCAGAAAATCCAATGAAAAACTTCTTCGGGCACACACAAGAACGGAGTTTGGATTTTTAGCCATTTGTATTCTTGAACTTGTCATGATTGCTTATTTACTGGGGAGGTGAAAAGTGAAACCAGAAATCAGGAAAGCGATTGAGGAGTTGATTCCATTATATGATGAAGTTGATTCTTCAGATTTGGAAGGGATCGCAACGGCCAAGGCTTATGAAATAATCAAAAAGGCTAAACCCACGCAGAACGCCTTGATTAGTATGCTGGAAATTATGGACTTAGCCGATATTATCCTTGAAGGCGCTTACGATGAAATCAATGCAAGGGAAAGAACCGAAGCAACACAGGAGGGGTCCTATGATTGATATTGTAATAATTATTGTAATTCTAATATTTATATTTGTGAAGAGAGGGGATTAAATCATGGTATATGTAACGTATTACATAACCGATGACAACGAAACAGTCATTGTTTATGGTGGAACTGACAAAGCCAAAGCGGTGGCGGCAATGAAAAAGGGCCCCATAGTAAGAACATCATATCTCAATAAGTGGGAAGATGAAGAATTGATTTCGGAATACTACCAAGAATGGTGGCGTAATCACCGTGGGGGATTTGTAAGAAGTGTTGGAGAAGTTATTGAATTAGAACATTGGAACTGTATCGAGTGCGGCAATAGAATCATGGAAGATGATAAGGTGGCGCTTCTCATCCTGGATCAAACTGGACTGTGTAGAGAATGTGCTGATAAACAACAAACGGAAGATCGGAAGGAAATAGAGGGGATAAATGGACCTTATAAGCGCCCTTAAACGGGCAAATGAAGAGAAAACGGCTTTCATTAACGTACTTTTGGGTGATGGCCACATAGCCGACAAGCATCTCAGACAACGGGTAAGCGATCTTGAGCTTCAGAATGAAAATCTGATGCAGGAAGTAATCGATCTTACAGAATCACTGGAAAAAGAAAGGGGAAAATAATGGAAGTAGTCACCAAAGAAAACAATGATCTTGCACGGCTCAAGGTATGCAAAGAATGCAGAAAGACAACATATACATGTTGCGAGTTCTCACGAAAAGATAACCAAAGCGATAGTGAATTTACATCTTTGGTATGTCCATTTTGTTATGAACCGGCATTGTGCTATGTCAAGGAAGGAGGGGGAATATAATGGACGTAAGTTTTGATGCTACCAGAGACAGGGGAACGGTACGTTTGCACCAAGTAAGCCAAGAGGAATTTGATAAATGGGTTCGTTTGACCGAAGCGAAAATAGTGCCCCTGCCGGACAATCATTGCGAAACAGCTTCTTTTAATATAGGAAGCGTGGAGATTATATTGTTTACTTAAAAAACATCTTTAATTCTTCAATCCTATCAGCAATAAAGGGGGCATCGTATTTCACGATTACGAGTCCCCTTTTTTGCAGTTTTTCATATGCTTCTCTTCCAATCACATCAATGCTCATAATTCTTTTTGTTTCCTTAGCGGAATCGAGTAAACGATGGCAGTCATTACACCCTCCTAAGCCATTCAGAGGATCAAAACGGGTGTTTTTTGTTTCTCTTGTGATAATATGACAGGAAGAAGTTGTAGCCTTTACCTTACAGAATCGGCATATAGGATCACGTTTTCTGATTACCATAGACCACAAATTGTCAGCTTTTTTCTGTAGGTTAGTTTTTTGTGTGTTCATGAGTCCTGCACAATAGTAATTTCCCCACCAGATTCTAAAAATTCTTTTACCTGTTTCTCTAGCACCACTCTATCTGCACCCTTGTTGGTCATTCTAGGAAAAGACATGTCTTTTTTCTTGTATGCTTCTCTTTCCCTGTAATTGTTTGGTCTCATATTCTCACGTTCTTCGTGCAACAATCCCATCATGCCTCCATAAAGTGTTCTGAAATTTCCATTGCTCTTTCCATAGTAAGCGATTTCCGTTCGCTCATTTCTTCTTCACATAAAAAGTCTCTTATAGTGATATAAAAGAACTTCTTATATTTTCGTGGCTGATAAAAACATATAACCACATAAGCAGGGATATTGGAAAGGTTAAAACAGTCAAAAGGCTTTGGAACCCCAAATCTGGTCTTATTTCCGCTGAAGATGGGAGAGTCGGGTATCTTATAGAACATTCCCTTTTCTCCGCTTATTTGTGTCAAATATTCCTTTTGGTGAGGCTTTACTGCGGAAAACAGAATAGATGATGTCTTCGCCAACTTCAATTCAAACACTCCTTTGAGGGTATTATGATCTCGGAATAGGACCTGAGCTTGAGCTTCTTTCACTTTTTCTTTTCCTTTTTCACGTTCTTTAACAATTCCTTTATGGTAATCTTTTATTTTCAATTATTTTGGCCATAATTTGTACGAATAATGCAACTGGTACATATACCCAAAATAAAAACCACATCAACTCGGTAGCGTTTACAGCAGCCAATATTCGATACAAAAGAAAATACCAGATCGGCATCACTATAAAAATTGCCAACATGCCAGAAACAATCTTTAAACCTGTCATTTTTTCTTCTCCTTTGCTTTTTTCATATCAGTTACAAGCGTCATTGACGTTGTTAAACCACACTTTTTACATTTGTTCATCATCCATGTTTCCGTTTCGTGTTCACAGGTATCCTTCGGCTTCTTGCTTAAATTATCAGAAAGGTTCCGGCAGGAGTTCGTTTTGGCCATGTGGAGTAGTTCTTCCTTTTCTTCGTCTGTTTTTCCTCGGGCGTAAGGAAGGATTTCAATTAAGCGATACGGGAAGATTCCAGATAATTCCAGATGTCTGGAAATTACAGGGTAGAGTTCTTTAACAACTCCCATGATGTTGTTTCCGGTGGATTTCTTAAGCCCGATCTCATTTTCCATCCAGTGATTGAAATTCTTGGCTTCAGATCCATCGCTTTGCCACACCCGGAACGCTTTGGCGGCAAGAAGATATGCCCCCAGATGAAATACATCATCGCACATATCCATTTTTGACTGTTCGATTCCCTGTTTGACTGAATGGACAATAGTGGAATTATCCTTTTCATCAATCTTGGTTAATGCGTTTATAATCTCCCTATTTTGCATCATACCTCCTTTGTTTTCTTAATAGCGTTCCTACTTATTATTTCCCTTTGTCCGTCCTCAAACTCAACAAGTGCGGAGTTTGCCCTACCCCTAACAATGACCTTGCATTTTCGGCCATACATCGAAAGGCGCTTTTCATTGTTTTTCCATTTATAAACATAAACCATATCTCTTTTGGCTTTTTTATCCATTATATCAGTAATTGGATCAGACCATCTAAGGACGATATATGCTGGAATAATGGGCGTTGTGTTGTAAAAACAATACCATTTGCCCGGAGTTAATTTGACTTTATTAGAGATTAAATTATCCATCATAGTTCCCTCATTTCCGTTTCCAATGTTATCTTAAAGTTGTCCACATCTTCCATAAATTTCTGTCTTACCGTATAAACGCTTACTCCATGTTTTCTGGCCAATCGATTAAAGAATACTTCTCTCGCCTGAAGTTCTGTATAGGCATAGCAATAAAGGATCAGTAATTCCCTTGAATAGTTAAATATCCCCTTCCACCGCTGTTTTATCTTAGAAATTTTCTTCTTCATGATATGCTTTCCAAAATGAACGGGAATATCTTTCGATTGTTTTTTTGTTGTCTACCAAAACATACACCTTGTCATCAGTGCAAGAGATAAGATATCCAAGCGTTATTCCCTTTTCAAGATGGTCCATACCCCTGCGCGTCATAATAACTCTTATTCGTCCGTACATTTATCATCCTCCATTCTTCTCCATGACGATGTATTTGTAAATTTACATCCTTCAACCAACTTAAACTCTATTTGAAGCCTATTCGGATTCATTTTTGAATTACGCCAGTTCTTTGCCTTTACGATTTTTAATTTGTTTGGTGCAAGTGAAAGATATAAACGAGGTAGGTTTTTGGTCCTTTCACCGCCTTCACCCGTTTCCCTTCCTTTTGGCTTTTGAAGGGCAATGAAAGCTATCCCTTTTCCAAGCGCCTTCCCTATTTTTTTGATAAATCCTGCCATAAGATAGAAGTTATCAAACAGTTCAAGGTAATCGATTATATTTATATCATCTGGGAAGATCACCTGATCAAAATCATCATACCGTTCGTAAAAATGGAAATTCGTATTTGTCGCAGCATCAGGCCAAAAGTAATCGGCACGATCCAAAAATTCCTGTTTTCCCATCTCTGTGCTGAAATAATGCACCTGAAAACTATCTACATTCTTTTTTGCAAAATTCATCAGGAAGGCGCTTTTCCCAGAATCAGATTCTCCGGCAATAACATAAACACAACCCGGCATCGGTTTTATCAAAGACTCTATCCCAAGGGGAAATTCAACTGCAAGCTCTCCATGAAGGTCTGACCTATCAGAAAGATTAATAACTTTTAAGTTTTTGTTAATCGTTCTGTATGTTCCTGTATTCCCTCCTGTTATTTTATCAATCAGTCTATCTTCACCCTCAGAAATACGCTTCAAAATTATTGAAACATTCTTCTTATCCATCCTTGTAGACACTTGGAGACAGTTGTATACGGTTTGTAGATTAAATGTTCCCTCTTGTAGACACACCCATTCCTTAATTTCTTGGGCAAAACTTTTTTCCCGTTTTTCATTTCGGTTCAGTGCAGAAATAATTTTTGCTTCAATTTCGTTTTCCGGAAAAGGAGGGTTACAATTTTTAGCAAGTATGTTAATAACTTGTCTTATCTCATCTTCTGAAGTTCGAGAAATGGCAAGTTGATTTGCAATATGGAAAAGGTCCTGATCTCTTCTTCCGACAGTGAACATTTTGTAGACACTTGAAGACGTTTGGAGACTACGTAGACGATTTAGATTTTGACCGTCTACAGACTCCTTATATATAAATGCATATATATTATCTAATATGACTTGCCCCGGCGCGGCCAGCGGCGTGTCAAAAATTGAATTTGTCCACTGGTAGGGATTACCATTTCCATTAACAGAAGGAGGGGCAACAATATAATTCCCTTCTGCCCGAACATCGATTGCAATTTCTTCATTTACAACACCTTTAAGATCTGTGTTGTCTGGGCATCTGAAATATAAATGTTCTCCATTTTGGGGAGTGGTGGCAGAAGGAACAACCAAGGAGTCTGAAAATATTTTTATTGCTACATCATCATCGAACTGGTCCTTGTATCGATCAAGGTCAACTACAAAGAGGTTTGATATCTTACCTGTTACTATTCCCACGTTTGCTTTAGGGGTATTCATCCACCAAGAAGTAATTGCGTTTCGATCAGCTTTGATAGTCTGGAAGGGTTCCCATTTAATGAGTGGTTTTTTGAGTCCCGGGATTAATGGAATGACCGAGAATCCCATATCGCAATATTGGAGGGCGGCTGCAAGAAACGGGTTTACCATAATTTCCTTATTACTCCCAAAAAAGAACACCCATTAAAGCGGAGAGCATACCAGGAGGGATATGCATTTAATGGGTGTCTTTAATGGGATTGTTCATTTTAGCTCTCCGTAAGCTAAAAAAGTTAAGTGTTCTTTTCGATCCTTATGTATGGGATCTTTGCTACAGGAAGTCCGATAATGGGAGACATTTTCACAGCGGAATCAAAAAAAGGAACTCGTTTGGTATAAATCCATGAGTTTATGGTTGTAACCTTAAAACCGGCCTTTTTTAATTCCTTGCGATATTTCTTTACCAAAAGTCGAAATTTTGTCTTATTGGTTTTCAATTATCTCGTATTCCCTTATCCAATCAATCACAGCTTCAGAAAATCCATCAACATGGGTCCATGCGCCATAGCCGACACCGTTCTGAGCGGAGGCAACATTAATCAAATAGTTATGCTTTCCAAGCAGACGCGCCTTTGAGGGCGAGTCGTCATAGCCAATTCCGCAATCCTGTTCATCGGTAATGACAATCACGCGGTCAACGTCACCCTCGGCCTTGTAGACAAAATCCATGACCTGCTTCAAGAAAATGCCTCCACCGCCGAGAGGACGACAAAGCTGATAAATGGCATCCGACAGAGCGAAGCCGTGGCGGGAAGGAACCAACTGAGTCTTGTGGACTCGCGTACTATCATTCCCCGCTGTCGCGTAAATAATCGGAACTTCGCACAACTCCCTAACAAGGATAGCCAATGAACAGGCGACGTTTGCCCGATCAATTTCGGAGTATTTTGATACCGGGTTCCCATACATGCTCCCCGAAACATCAACAACCATTGCGGTCTTTCCGGGAAGTTTCGTAAATTGCGATAGGCAATTCAGCATGGGAGTCTCAATCGCCTCTTCTGCCCACAGGTTATGTTTGGCGGCTACGATGAACCTAAAAGGCAAAACTCGGTCTGTTTTCATTCTCGCTAATGAATCTTGGATAAGAGACTCCGGCACCTTGGCCTCTTTCATGTTACGCAGGTTTCGCAAGAAAGCCAAGGCCCCCAATTTATTCTCAGAAATCAATCGTTCCCATGTTTCTTTTTTATCTTTTCCAGAAGACAATGCAACTTCCCATGTATCCGGAGGAGATAGGGTTCCACAAACAAGATCATTCCAATCAGCAGATTGCAAAACGTCTTTTGGCTTTGCGTGACAAAGGAAAAGAACATCACGAAGTTTTATTGTTTCGTCACGATTATACTTTGCCAGTTGATAGGCGTTGAATTTTGTAAACGCTGAAGCAAGACCTTTTTTTACCTGAGCAGAAAGTGGTTGCTTGCCTTCTTTCCAGTATATAGCAAGAAATTCGGTAAGCTCATCTGGGCGCTGAATGACTTTTGCCAACACAGAGGCGGTATTTTTATATCCAATTCTTGCCAATTCACGTACCAGTAAAAGTGGAACATGGCGAAGTTTGAACTTTTCTCGTGCTTCAATGGCCAATTCCGCTACTTTTTGTGAATCAACATCATTTACAAGAGAAGCAATGCGAGAGGCAACCGTTTCTCCGTCTTCATAAAACTCTCTTTCCCAAAGCATACAAGAGCACACAGACCTTCGTAACTTTTGATAGGCGTTGATGTGTACCGCTTTTGCTCCTTCGTGGGTGTAAATAGGTTCTTTTTTAACTGTTTTATTCAACTTCGCCATACTTTCTCCCTCCTTTAATGTGATTAATTTGGGGGAACAAGCGGTTTTCGGTAGTTGCCTTTCGGCCTTCCCATATGAAGTAACTGAAACCTTCGCCACCCAAAAGATTATAACCAGGGAATAATCGATAACGGTCTTTTCATTTCAAGTGAAGTATCCGTAATCTTCGCCACTGGTATATTTTTGGGGAAGTGGGTAGGAGTCGAACCTACAGCCTCGTCATTATCCTTGAAGTAACTCTTATCTTCGCTACCTTTCGGAGAACAGGCGATAAGAGAAATTTTCGCGCTCTACCGCTGAGCTACCACTTCCATATTTAATTCAAAGATCACTTGGCTGCGATGATACGCCATGTATAAATTAAATGTCAAGCACTTTTTTATTTACCCTCATAAAAAATAATACACCCTGTATGCAGAATTATCTTGACATTGATGTTTTTTGTGCTATAACAGAAGCCAAGAGAAAATAAATTGAGGCAATTATGGAAAGATGGAAAGACATACCGGGGTTTGATAAATACGAAATTTCCACGCTTGGAAGGGTTAGACATAAATTCCATAAACATATTCTTAAATATTCCTATCCATATAACGGGTATCCGCAAGTCAAACTTTCTTTAAATGGTGAACATGGAGATAAAGTGGGCGGAATTACGAAATGTGTGCATAGTTTGGTATTTATCACATTTGTGCGCTCTCTTTTAAAAGGAGAAGAAATAAACCACAAAGATAATAATCGTGCCAATCCAGCATTGAATAATCTTGAAGTTTTTGCAAACAAAAAAGAGCACGGGAAAGTACATAGAACATTACAATATAGAAATTGCCTTGAGTGTGGCAAAGAAATTAAACCTAGTAGCCTTTATTGTTCTAGGGAGTGTAGGTTAAAAAACATAAACGTAGAAAGACAGTGTAAATACTGTGGAGGTTCTTTCTATATTAGCAAAAAGTTCATTGCGTGGAAAATGAATGATATCAGATATGCTAACGGAGCCGGAATATATTGCTCACGTAAGTGTTTTTATTCTGACCGTAAAGGGAATCCAATCCGAAGACCGTTTTATCCCTTTGCTATAAAGGAATCGCGAGGGAAATAAATATGAGTAATGAAATTAATACCGGCACAAAATACTTCTCATTTTCTATTTGTTTCATACTTATTATCGGGCTTATTATGTTCGTTCTTGTTCAGACCTGTTCATTTTTCTTCGGAGAAGATCGGCAATATGCAATGAGTTCAGAAGATCAGAGGGTATATTTTAAAGCTCTGGAACGCAAGATATTTGTAGGGCGTAATCATAAAAGACCGTTTATTATTTCTTGTGAGAACAGGGTATGGAATGGAAAACAATGGATTAAGTTTAAGGATGTAAAATGAAGAAGAAAATAATGATCTGGAAAAAAGAAACTCCAATTTGGATTAACCAAACGCCGCAGTGTAAAAAATTTGGATGGTTGGAAAAAAAGATAGATGAAATAGAGGTTGAAGTTTTGGCAATAGTGGGGAAATACGCAATGGTAAAAAGAAGGGGTTCGGCAAGCTATATACCTATAGTTGTTTCAGTTAAAGAGTTGGGGGAAATATAATGGAAAAGCAATCTCCAGCCAGAACCGTTCAGCTTGTTTGCAGGGATTGTCTTGGATTAAAAGATGCCAGAACGGACATCATAAAGAACTGTGAAGGTGATACGGCGCAAAACGGAGCTTGCCCTCTTTATCCATATCGAATGGGGAAAAGAATCAGCGTCAAGGTATTCCGAAAATACTGCCTATACTGCAATGCGGGAAGTTCACCGCTGATCGAATCATGTCCAGTAGAAACATGCCCTGTTTTTCCTTATCGCTTTGGTAAGAATCCGGCACTTACCGGAATCAACAGATCGGGAATACAGAAAGGTTCGTTTGGTGCTTCAAAAAACCCAGAAAAGGCTCGTCAAACCACAAATAAAGAAAAATAAGGCGTTTATTTATAACTGACATAACATAAGGAGGGAAGAATGAAAAAGAAGAAAGAATTGAGCAGGTATGATCGTTTTGTTGAGTGGCTGGTAGGGGTTCTCTGCCCAGAAAAACATTTGGCTAAGAATCCGCCAAGGGGGTTAAAGAGGGTACGGAAAGAGAAGGAGGTTTAAAATGGGATTAATGGCAGATGATTCAGGAAAAGATATAGAGCCTATCCCCGAAGGCGTTTATCAGGCAATTTGTTATGCTATTTACGATCTGGGAACACAGACTTCGGAACTGTACGGTGATGCACATCAATGTCTCATTAGCTGGGAAATACCGGAAGTCAGAATTGAATATGACAAGGATGGCCAGCATTACGATCTTCCCCGAGCCATATCCAAATACTATACGGTATCCCTTCATGAAAAATCAAATCTGAGAAAGGCTCTTGTTTCGTGGCGTGGTCGTGCGTTTACTCCAGAAGAACTCAAAGGCTTTGATGTTCAGAAACTCTTGGGCGCTAATTGCATGTTGCAGATCATCCATACAAACAAAAACGACAAAGTAAGGGCAGAGGTCGCTTCCATACTTCCTCTCTATAAAGGATTACAGAGGAAAGAAGCCGAAAATCCATTGGTCATGTTTTCATTTTCTGAATATGATGGTGGGATACCCAAAAATGTTCCTTCATGGGTAATGAAGAAAATCGAACAGTCAAAGGAGTGGAAACTCATCGAGCAAGGTAGTTCCCAGAACGAATCCGATGGGCTTCCTTCATATGATGACGATGTTCCTTTTTAGGGTATAAGGGGGGATTATATGGGGAACAAATGGGATGAAATGAATGAAGCATACAAAGAAGCAGAAGCTACAATTAATTCTGCTGATTACATGATTGCTGATATGGCAAGAATGGTTTCCAAGCGCCTTCGCCAAATTGATATGTCATGGAAGAATATCAATGTTTTGATTAAACTTAAAACCGAGTTAAGGAATTTTAACATACAAACAAAACAATGGAAAAAGCGATAAGGGGGATTATGAAAAAAAGCTGTTACGATTGTTTCAGTTTCATTACGAAAATACCACTTATCAACAACGGGGATATCATTAACGCAAGACTGGATTACAAAAAGGCAACGGCAATATGCAAAGAAGGGCTACTTACCAAAGGAAATAAATGTGAATTACGTGTCTTTAAAAACGTGCTCACCACCGGAAACAAGAACATGAAAACTTATGAAGAGGCTGAAAAATGTTCTTCATATGAGGGGGATGAATGATGAAAAAGATGCAAGCGTTTCTTGATAATATTATCGCTCTGGCTCAGGATGCAAAAGATGCTCTAAGGGAAGGCTCTGTAGTTGAGGATCATGATTGGCAATGCGTTTGTGGTCATTGGAATGGAGCAAATTTGTGGAAATGTCCTGTGTGTGGAAGCACGCCATTGAAATAAAATTCCAGACATCTGGAAAAGGAGGGATAGAATGAGTCCTGCGCGTTGGTTTTCATGCCCAGATAAGTCAGAGATATTGATTGATAAATGCCTTTCGTTCGGTGGTTGTCCTTTTCCGGAACGATGCGCCCCTATTCCTTACCTCAGACTGGTTGGTTTTGACCGTGAATGGCGTGGTGTTACTCCCAGTCAGGCCGGTAATGGTCCTCGTTTAATATGGCTGAAAGCAGTTACTGATTACACTGTTGATCCTGAAGGTAGGGCATGGGCTGCATTGGGGATAGGAACTCACAGTAAATTGGCGGTCCATGCGTATAACGTTCTTGCTGAAGAAGAACTTTCCGATGAACTCCAAAAGGGGATAACAGACGTTCTTGAACAGGATGAAACCGATTATATTGTTGATTCGGAAGGCAAGGCGTGGAGGGGCGAAGGATATATTTTAACTGATTATAAAACATATGGAAGTTATAAAGTGACCAAATGTATCGGCATAAAACAGATCGAAGAAAATATCCTTGATAAAGACGGTAATCCTATTCTGTATGCTTCTGGAGAGAAAAAGGGAAAGGTTAAAACCAAAAAGGTTTCCGTCATCGACCCTGCAAGTGTGGATCTCGCCGTGGAAGAGCTACAGCTTAATTCCTACAGAATCCTCTTCTCCAAATACGGCTTTCATATCACCAGAATGAGATTGTTTGTCATTCCTAGAGATGGAGCTACTTTTGTTGCTGAAGGCAGAGGGATTACCAGAAACACCTACATGATCCCAATTCGTAAACTTCCCGATAAAGAGGTTCTCGACCATTACAGCACCCTCCGAAAGGAAGTAGATGAAGCATTTAAAAACAAAGATGCTAGAATGTGTTCCAAAGAGGAATCGTGGCAACAAAGAAGGTGTGATCCAAAGTATTGTGAAGTTTTTGATGCGTGTAAAGGAGATAGAAAATGACAGCAGAAATATATTTACAGACGATATTTGAAGTAATTGGATGTGCGGTGCTTACCGTGTTTATGGTATCCGTTCTAATCGTTGTTACATATTATTCATATAAAATGGCAGAAGTTCTTATCAGAGATCGGAAGAAACTGGCGGTAAAGATTAAGAAGTCAAAAAGCTTTAATAAATTCAACGAACCGCTGAAGGCAGTTCCCAAAAAGGTAGCAAAAGCATGATAAGACTTTTTGATTACATAGACAACATGCCTATTGATCCACAACTTGTAATGTTTGTTCTTTTCGTGGTTGTTGTTTCATTGTTGATTGAACTTCTATGGAGGGCGAACAGCATCAAGACGTTTTCTAAATCATTCGCCAGAGGTATTGAGTTCGAAATTGGATCAATATCGTTTCGTGCAGGAATATATAATAAAGCAAGAAAACCAAGGATTAGAAAACCGGAAACAGATGTTCATGGGCGGCAGATTGACTTTCTGTGGCTGTCATTTGCCTATATCAGAACGGACGAAAGATTTATTGATTAACAACCATATTTGAAAGGCTTGTATTATGATGGCTTGTATTTTGTGCGGAGGGCGTGGAAGCAGATTGGGAAGCATCACAGACAAGATTCCCAAAGCTCTTGTAGAGGTTCGCGGTAATCCGATTATATGGTATTCATTTCTAAATCTTTATCATCACGGCTTTAGAGAGTTTATATTTCCACTCGGGTATAAAGGTGAAATGATTAAAGAGTACGTTCTCAAAACTTTCGGCCATCTTGATTGCGGGATTCTCTTTGTTGACACTGGAGTTGATTCTACCATCGCAAGCAGAATGTATCAGATTAAGAATTCTATTCCCTGTAGGAAAGACTTCTTCCTTATCAATTCTGACACAATATTCGATTTCAATATCTTTGCCATGATGGGGATGCATATCGCCAACAACGCCCTTGTAACCCTTTCTTCAGTAGAAGTAACGGCTCCATGGGGGGTAATCTGTATGAACGGGGAAGAGGTTGTAGGTTTTGACCGTGAACGGAAGATACGTCATATCGCAGACGGTAGAATTAATTCCGGACTGGCATGGTTAAATAAAGATGCTCTCGATCTGGTCGACCTGAAAGATTTCACCGGAGATTTTGAAACGGCTATTTATAATGAGGCGATTAAAAGAGGAAGACTTTATCATTATGAAATAAAGGGAACATGGTATCCAATAGACACGCAGAAAGACTTGGACTTTGTGAATAGGGAGATAAAATGACACCAGAAGAATGGCTTGATAGATATGAGGCACGGCTTATCGTGCGCGGATTGGATAAAGAATTTGCCCATGCCACAAGACAAGCGGCAGAGGTAGATTTAGATTATCCGCCAGAGGGTGCAGCAGATGATGAAATATCTTATATGGCAGATGATTATGGACCTGAACTTGGAGGTGATTCATGAAACAGTCAGATCGCAAACTTATCACCGAAAAATTGCTGGATGAGTGCTTCCATGATGTTCCCGATGTTAACTTTCCTTGGGAAACGCGCCATGCTGTTAGAACTTGTAATAAATGCGGAGAACAAAATAAATTACTGCGGCGTAACTTCGACACCCCCGCCGACTTCTTTGATGTGATTGAGAAGTTGGTTGAAAAGGGGGAGTGGGAGGATTTTTACTACTATTTTCTCGATAAATCTCCGCTTGACCATATGTATAATTGCATTGCATGGCTCCTATCTGACATTGAAAGATTCTGCCAGTTAGTAGCCGATTGGCTGAAGGAGAAGAAAGAATGAACATAGATGATATTGTTGAAATACTGGAATGTGCCAAGATCAATGTGGATAATATACTGAAAGTCGGAACGCCTATTGATGAACTCGTTAAGATGCAAATTGACGAAGCTATAAAGATGTTGGAGACAAATGATGAACCCAAATAACTACGGCTCACAGCCCAGGAATTGTGTTGGAGACGGATTCATATTGGACACAAGTTCCCCATGACAGTCCAGACGGAGAAATTGATGAAACCATATGGGAATGGAAACTTACAAATTACCAAGCCTGTGACCCAAAAAGAAGTATCCCCGCCGTTCAATTCGCTGAAGTATGGAGGGAGTTGCCGGATGATTGGTTTGATATGGAGATGCTGTTAAAAAGATACGCGAATAATCTTCATCAAGACTTCTATGTGGCATTTATTATTATAACCTTGAAAGATGTTAATTCACTTATCGAGCTTCTGATTTGGACGAAGGAGAGGAAGACATGACTTGGGAAGAGATTTTTGAAGATCAAATTAATAGCAGTTTTTGGTATCGCTATTTCAGAAGATTAGAGGGGAGAGACAAGGTTAGTAGAATGCTTCTAAGGAGGTATGAAAATGACCGACGAAGTTCCATATTGGAACGAAAAACAATATCAACATAACCACTACTGGATAAGAAGCAACTATGGAAAGGCTGACCATTGTTCAAATGATATTTCTCATAAGGGGCCATTTCATTGGGCAAATATTAGTGGACTACACTTACAAAACATATCGGATTATATGCAACTTTGCGTTAAGTGTCACTCAAGACTAGACAACAAAAAAGTTACTCATTGTCCACGAGGACATCTATATGATGATAAAAATACTTATATAACCCCACTAGACAAGCGGATGTGTCGTATATGTGCAAAAGAAGCAACAAGAAGATACAAGGAGAAAAAATATGCAGCAGTTGTCTGATCTTGAATTAACCGAGAAGTGCGCGAAGTGGTGCGGGCTGAAAGTACAAATAGCAAGAGGTTCAGTATTTGTTTTAATAGATGAAGAATTTGAGCCATTTGACCCTCTTAACAACAAAAATGACCTATGGGATATCGTTGTTCCGAAGCTGCCAAAAGACATAGAAGTATCTACTCAACAAGGCAAATACATTATATTTAAGGATGGTAGCTCTAAGGGAATAAAGCAAGGCAATCTTCCCGACCTATCCAGGGCTATTTGTACCCTGATAGCAGAAATGGAGGAGTAATGACCATAAAAGAAAAATTATATAAACAAATTAATGAATCTTTCAGAGATAAATTAGACGAGGCAATGCGCGTCAAGGGAGTAGATGTTGAAACAACTTATAATTTTCTTGAGGGACATCTTGTTACAAAAACAGTTGATGGGACTGATATGACACAAGAACAAATGGAGTATTTGAAGGGATTTTCTGACGGATATTGTGAAGCAATGCAACAGATTTAGTCGGAGGGTTACGGTGGAAAGAAATGGAGGGGTGATGAATAAAATGGATAAGATAAAAGATATACCAAATTGGGAAAAAGAGTTTGATAGAAGATTTATGGATGACACTGATAATGGTGTTGGTTGTTTATGGGTATTCAGACTTAATCCTGACGGGACAAGAAGTATTGCCTTAACTCGTGACATAAAGGATTTTATTACAGCTCTAAAAACACCATATCCAGCGGTAACTTCCCACCGTAAATGTAATAAATGCGGGGAAGAAATGAGAAAACACGGATATCTTGAAGCTACAAACGAAGCAATTTGTCTTTAGTTATAACAAATAAACGAGGGAAGATTATGAGTGACATGATGTTGTTGGGGATTCTTAGGATGCCATTTGATGATTGCGGTTCCGTACACCTAATTCAATTAAAACATGCATGTGAAGAAGCTGCTAGTGTAATTGAAAACCTCCGAGCCGAACTCGCCAAGAAGGATGAGGAGATTGCCGAGCTACAAAAGGCATACGATAGAGTATGGAAAGATAGATACGATTTATTAGGCATTACGTCAACAGATAGCCTTTTGTCAAGTGAATGGGTAATGAGAACTGCGAGAGCTGAGGTAATGGTGAAAGAGAAGGATGAGGAGATTGCGAATCTTAAAAAGAAATTCTTATCGGCTGAAAATACTATTGTTCAAAACAATGCTATTCTTGAAAGTATAAGTGTTATTTGTCAAAACGGTGCAGATGAGGCTAATATATCTGATTTTATGTTATCTTTTCCCGAAGTCAGAGAAGTGTTTGACATTAAAAATGGATCAGATTTTTTCCGTCTTAAACTTAATGAGAAAACATCAAAGTTATCAAACGCAGAAATGGAACTCGCCCGCCTTCAAGCCCTGCTGGATGAATATATGGACGCAATTACTTGGGCTTTGGGAGCAAATGGAGATTTTAGATCACGGAATGACGGTGAAGGGTCATATTGGTGGAGAAAAGAACTTCAAGAGCGTGCTGGCCTTGTTTGGAATGGAGAAAAATTCATCCAAAAGATAGGAGAGAAATGAGCTTAATAGAACGTAATAAATATGGGGCAAATTATATTCCCGATCTGGAAGAATTTAAACAGAAGGTTCTCAACAAAACCATCATTCCTCATCAGGTAGAATTTCAGCCGGGACCGATGAAAGGGAACCTATGTTGGTTAAAGTGTCCTTATTGCTATGGGGGATCTGCAATAGATACCGGAGAAAGACTTACGGAAGATGTAGCGCTTCAGGTTATTGACAGCCTTGCTTCTAAAGGGGTTAATAAGGTTATATTCGCCGGATACTGCACCGATCCTCTTAACTGTGAATATATTGAAAATATTACGTACAAAGCATTAGTAAATAATATGACTGTAGGATTTAATACAAAACTTCTACGGATAAAGGAAAATTTCATCGGAAGGGTTCTTCTGTTTTCTACCCCAAACAGTTACATAAGCGTCAGCATTGATGCGGGGAATAACGATTCATATAATAGGGTCCATGGTATAAAAAGTGCGGCAACTTCATATGACCGTGTTCTGGCTAATGTAAAAAGCGTTACAAAATGGGAAAGCAATCTTGATATTACCGTGTCATATTTATTAAACAGAGTAAACGGTGGCTTTGATGAAGTACAAAAATTCATCAGAGATTTCCAGATGTCTGGAATTAAATTGATTCGATTTGCGTTCCCGCAATTGCCGCGCAATGCTTCTCGTAAAGTAAAATCTATGATTATTGCAAGAGCTTATCGTGATTGGTATAAGAAAAGACTTCAAAATGTTATTGATGAATATACTAACGGAGCTTGTCCGATAATTCTTGTTGATGCAGATGATGAGTATAATATCACTTCACCACGTACTCTTCCTTGTCTGGCAAGATGGATATATCCTACAGTAGGATTTGATGGATGGCTTTATCATTGCAGTCAGAGTTCAGCGCCGAACTTCAGAAAGATGGCTTTAGGGAATCTGGCGGAACATGACTTCTGGGAACTGTATTATGATTATAATATCACCGAAGAATACTTTAAGGATTTGGAAAAGAATATGAAAGAATGTGGTTGTAAGTGTGATCGGAAAGAGCATTTAACCAACGGGAAATGGGAAGGAGAATGGTGAGGATATGGACACGGGTATTTTGACGCATATTTCAACTGCACTAGATATCATTCAATTTTGTATTGTTTATATAGCGATATTCATAACTATTCGTGCAGCTTCAGATATATTCAAATAAGGAGAATGGAAATGAAAAAATTTAAACCAGAAACAGAAGAAGAAGTAAAACTTACATCTACTCCAAAAGGCATGAGAGAATATATGATACAAAATGCCAATAATTTCCCATTTCCGATTGTTTATCATGTTCTTAAAAGAGCAGAATACGAAAACATGTCTTCAGAGGATACCATGACCATATTGGCACTTAATGCGTTGGTACAGCTAGAGATTGTTATGGATAATTTATTAAATATGATTAGAAACAATCCTTCTGCATATATTGTAAAGAATACTGGACAAGGAGATATAAACGCAATACTGGGGGGCGAGAAAGTTAAGCCATGAAAATCCTTTTTGTATTGCCAAGAGATTCAAATGATTACGGTCATAAGCCTGTAGGTATTTCCATGCTTTCCGGTATTGCCAAAAGGTTAGGGCATCAAACAGAGTTCCTTGATCTGGGGTTCGTCAATCATGAGTATTCCATGCCAGGTTATGAAGAACAATATACCAGAATAGGAATGTTCAAACCTGTGGATTACGGAAAGGTTGAGCAAGAACAAAAATCCACCGTGGAACAGGCCACAAATAAATATCTTTGCACGTTCCATCCTGACATCGTTGCGATCAGCCTTTTCTTTCCACTCGAAAAGATTGCCAGAGAAATCATTCGAGCAACAAAGGAATATGATAAGAACATCACAATAGTTATTGGAGGTCCACAAGCCACCACTGCACCAGAAAAAGCCTTAGCTTTAGGAACTGATTATGTAAATATTGGAGAGGGGTTGGTTTCGTGGGAACTATTTCTTCGTGCTCGTCAGGCAAACAAACCTTCAGACACTATCGGAAATTTCCAGACATCTGGAAAACTACTCCCCCTGCTTACGGATTTGGACACCCTACCCTATCTTGATTATGATATTTACGAAGATCGCCACTTTTTAAAAGCCTTTGACGGAAAAGTCTACAGGGGTGGAGATGCAATGATTACAATCGGTTGCATCGGGAAATGTTCATACTGCATCAACCATTATTACCGGAAAATATACAGAGATTACAACATCAGAAGGTACTCAATTAACCGTATTGTCAATGAGCTTTCTTTTCTGGCACAGCGATATCACTTGGAGTTCTTTAAGTTCTGCGATGAGAATTTTCTTCTTATGCCCGTTCCTGCCCTTCAGAGATTCGTTGAAGCGTACAAGAGCAGAGTATGCCTTCCTTTTACGACTGCCGTTCATCCCAAAACGGTTACCGAAGAGAAGATCTCCCTTTTAAGACAAGCAGGGTGTGTAAGTTTGTCCATAGGTATTGAAAATGGCGATGAAGAGTACCGTGGAAATGTATTGAAACGGTCAGATTCGATTAAAGATGTTCTCAACGCCTTTAGACTCGCAAGGAAGCATCACATAAGAACTATGGCCTTTAATATGGGTGCAACACCGTTTTATACCAGAAAGATGTATGAGGACACCATCGAACTCAATAAGAGGGCAGAACCGGATGTATCTACCTTTTCTCTTTACATGCCACTCCCAGGAACTGAATTGGCAAAAGTAGCTATGGATAATGGATTTCTCGATCCGGACTGGGAAAACAAACTGGAATTTAATTACCTTGAGAAACCGATTCTGAAGTTTAAGAATCTGACAAGTGATGAAATCGTAACCATGAGAAATGAATTTCAAGGAAGGATAAAGACATGAAAATTGCTATGCCAGAAATTTCGGAAATAAAACGACTTTTTCGTGAATACGACAAAGCAGAAAATCCACGAGACAGAGGATTTAAAATGGGAGAAATAAGTAATTTCTTTCGCAATTACTACATGGAAAAGATTGAAATCATATTGGCTATTGCAGGAGAAATGCAGAAACATTTCAAGGAGGAAAAATGACAGAACCTTATTTGATTAATGCGGAACCATTTATAGATCATAGAGGGGTGTTTGAAAAGATTTATAAACAGAAAGTCTTAGAATCACCTGTTGTAGAGATAAATATATCTTCAACAACACATCATGGTACTGTGCGTGGACTTCATTATCAAATCGGGAATGAATGGAAAATTGTCAAGATTTTAAAGGGAGTGATATTCGATGTTCTTCTTGATATCCGTAAAGGAAGTCCGACCTTTTTGAAATTTGTATCGGTTATAATGATACGCAATCATCAAACATGGTGTATCCCGCCCGGATTTGCTCATGGATATCAGACAATAACCGATGATTGCGAGGTTCTTTACCTTCATACCGAACCATACAGTGAAAAGGATAGCAGGACTATACGATACGATGATCCAAAAATAGGAATACCATGGCCATTATCTGTAGGTGAAATATCAGAAAAGGATAAGAACGTTCTATTCCTAACTAATAAATTTAAGGGGGTAAAAACGTGAACTACTTCTATCTTTATTCTAACTACACGCAAGCGCATGATGCATTCCAAAAATGGATAAAAGATCATATAATAGACACTGCATCAGATATTATATCCTTTTCCGGCATGATTATTTTTCAAAAAGAAGATAGACATCAATTTATTTCTGTTTCTTTACATATAGGGTTTGAAAATATCATGGGAATGATGGGAATATGCGATGCTTCGGTCCTCTTGAAAGATATTGATGAAATAAAGACGAGAATTGAACATGAAGTAATGTTTATGGAAGAAAGAACAAAATCACGCAAAATGGAGGGAAACACTAATGAAATGTAGAAACTGTGAAAATGAATTAACAAATGTCTTTCTTGATCTGGGATACTCACCGGCAGCTAATACGTTTCCGACTGACCTTACAAAACCGGAGATATGGTATCCTCTAAAAGTATGGATATGTGAAAAATGCTGGCTGGTTCAGATGGATGAACATATACCCGCAACAGAGATCTTCAATGAAGATTATCCCTATTACAGCAGCCACAGTGAGAATAATGTGGTGAGAGCTAAAGCATACGTGGAGATGATGTGTGAAAGATTTAACATTGGAAAGTGGAGTAATGTTTTGGAAATTGGCAGCAATGATGGATACCTTCTGCAATGGTTTAATGAAAAAGGTGCCATTACTTTAGGAATCGATCCTGCGCGTAACGCTGCAAAGGAAGCAAGGAAACGAGGGGTGAGAACAGATGTAGACTTTTTCTCATCCTATAAGGCCGACGATATTTTTAAATGCGATCTTATTTGTGGCTCCAATGTTCTCGCCCATCAACCAAATATAAGTGACTTCATAGAAGGATTAAAGATAGCCTTGAAACCAGAAGGTATCATAACTATGGAATTCCCGACTCTCTTGAATATGCTTACTGGGGCTTGTCAGTTTGATTCAATCTATCAGGAACATTTTAACTACCTTTCATTCTTTGTGGTGTGTGAAATGTTCAAAAAGCATGGCCTTGAAGTATTTGATGTTCTTCATACCCCAGAACAAGGTGGAAGCATTATGATTATCGCACAGCATGAAGGAGGTAAACATGAAACAACGGAAAGTGTTTCTGTTGAACTTTACCATGAGCTAGTAGGAATGCAGATGAATACCCTCGGAGCCTATCAGGGTATGCAGAAAAGAGTGGAGAAAACAAAACTGGATTTATTGGATTTCCTTATCTTTCACAGGCTAGAAAAAGTTGCTGCATATGGTGGTAGTTGCAAATGCAATACGCTTTTCAATTACATCGGAATAAAGCCTGATTTGGTCAAGTTTGTTGTTGACCGTTCACCGCTAAAACAAGGGCATTATCTTCCCGGATCGCATATTCCTATAGTAGATGAAGAATATCTCAAAAGAGAAAGACCAGATTATGTAATCATAACAGCATGGAATCTGAAAGATGAAATCATGAAACAGTTGCAATATACGAGAGAGTGGGGGTGTAAGTTTATTCTCACAACGCCAAAATTGGAGGTGATATGAATCCGATTCTTTACACAAAGCCTTCCATAACAAGCCTTGAGATATCCCTTGCCATGGACGCTGTAAAATTCGGTTGGGGTGATAAGTGTAACGATTATGTAACCCTATTTGAAAAAAACTTTGCCAAATATATAGGAACCCGCTATGCCGTTGCCACTTCTTCATGCACCGGTGCTCTCACTCTGGGACTTGCAGCTTTGGGAATAGGCCGTGGAGATGAAGTTATTATGGCAGATAGTAATTGGATTGCTACGGCAGCACCTGTAGTTCATCTGGGAGCACAACCAGTATTTGTGGATATACTTCCCGATACATGGTGTATTGATCAAAACAAGATTGGAGAGGTGATCACCAAAAGAACAAAAGCAATCTTGGCCACGCACTTGTACGGGAATACGTGTGACATGGCAAGTATATTGATTGGTTGCGTGAAGTATCTTATCATTAATTCGGAAATTAGTATTATAGAAGATGCTGCGGAGGCATTGGGGTCAGTTTACTGTGAAAAGAAAGCCGGAAGTATAGGAAACTTTGGAGTTTTTTCGTTCCACGGCACAAAGACCATGACTACTGGAGAAGGTGGGATGATAGTCACAAATGATAAAGACCTGTATGAAAAGGTTCTCGCTCTTTCAAATCACGGCAGAGTAAAAGGACAGGAAAAACAGTTCTGGCCTGAAATGATCGGGTATAAATTTAAAATGTCCAATGTTCAAGCTGCTATTGGTTGCGCTCAACTTTCACGAATAGATGAATTGGTAAACCGGAAACGTCAGATTATGAATCGATACAAAGAAGCATTTTCCAGACATCTGGAAATTTCAATGAACCCTGAACCGGAAGGAACTATTAATGGCTCGTGGATGCCAGTGATTCTATTCTCTAAGGAGTCTGGGATTACAAGGGAACTGCTCATGGAAAGGTTTCAGAAAGCAAATATCAGCGCAAGGGTATTCTTCTATCCCCTATCCAGTCTTCCAATGTTTAACAATAATCCTCTCCATAGTCTTAGGATGAACAATATGGTAAACAACCCTGTAGCATATGATATTCCTACACGTTCCATTAATTTGCCGTCCTATCACGACATGACGGATGAAGATCAGCAACGGGTAATAGATGTTGTATTGGGGGTGTTATAATGTGGTTTAAATGGTTTAAAAAGAGTATAGAAATTCCAAAAATAAATAAAAAAGAAGTACCCAATGACCGTAAGATTGTAAAAATGGCATTACAAAAGAATCTGGAGGTCATGAGAGATTTGAACATTAATATTTCATCATTATCTGAAAGATTATCTAGTATTAGACAAGATATCCATATGCTAGACCAAAGGTTCGACCTTTTAACAGACATGCTTGGTATCGAAATTGCAGCCGATTGTCTTAAAAATCCTCCCAGAGCATTTGTGAAAAGTATGTCAGATAAAAGCCTTTTTGCAAATTCTAAAAAATATATTGATGCAACAATAACAGCAGAAAGGTTTCTAGTTTTAAGTTATAAATTAATGAAACAGCAAACAGAATTAATGAAGGACATAAACTGGAGATGATATTGGAGGAAAATGAAAATACCAATCCTTAAAGGTGAAGAACAGATAGGTTGGTTAAAACAGATTGATCGTGTAACTCCACAGATTGTAGAGAAGATGACAAAATGGCGGGAGAAGGGTCAGACTTATTTTCTTACGCAATTCTATCCTACCATCGAAAAGACTACAGAATGGTTACAGTTGGTACTTTCAGACAAAACAAGGATGATGTTCATTATTTCCGCAAACGGAAGAAGGATGGGTCAGATAGGCGTAAGAGATATTCAGAAGTACACGGCAGAGATCGACAATGTTATTCGTGGAGAAAAAGGTTGCCCTTCGCTCATGTATTACGCTGAACTTGCCCTTTTGGAATACCTGTTCTCTACAGGAATTAATACTGTATATCTTCATGTATTTTCAACAAACCTCAAAGCTATAAGGCATTACCAGAGAGTAGGTTACAGGGAAATCAGAAGAAACAAACTCCGAAAGATTCAGGACATTAAGTTTATCTTTTATCATACTGGAAAGTCCGGAGGAAGAAAAACGGATATAGAGTATATCAAAATGAAACTGTCAAAGAAATCATTTGAGGAGGGAAGACATGAGTAAACCTAATCCACTTGACCCCAAAGTTGCCACAACGAAAGCTACAGAGATAAGCGCTGATGAACTTACTGCCCGTATGGAGAAACAGGAACTGATTCATGATGAACCACTCCGTAAAGCCGTAAAGGTCTTGGAGGGTGCCATTGAAAAGGTTGTCAAGAGCCTCGGTGTAAATGTTGAACATGATATCCCTTCACAACTCAAGTTTCTCAACATCCATATCAAAGAAGTTGAAAACTACCCTGGCATATTCATCATGATTGATAAGGGCATTGAAATAGAACCCTATGCGTGGGTCAGTGATGCCATTATGATGAGTGATGGAACTTATAAATATGAGATTCAATGGTTCCGTGAGAACAGATTGGAAACGATTGGAGGGGTAAAGGTAGTATGAAAAATATGTTCATGTATGAAACAGGCATTGTAAAAGTGGGCATCAGAAAATGGTACAATCCGCTTCGATGGTTTAAAGGAAAGATATACAAAAAGCACGTTTCTTTACGGAGGGTATTTAAGTGAAAAAATCTGAACTTTCCAATCTTATTGATGATTATGTTAAAAAGAAGGAAGGTAAGATTCTAGTCCTTCCAGAAGACCCTAGAATACATTTGGGTGAATTAAACACAACAATCCGCCCAAATAAAAAAAGACAAAATACTAAAAATTATGATTATTCTACCTCGGATTATCCTACGAAAATGGAGTATTAATAATGAAAGTTCTGTTTGTTGTGAAGTCTAAATCTATTGAAACGCTTGGGGTTATGTACCTTGCCGCTGTGGTAAAACAATGTGGTCATGATGCAAGGATATGGGACATTGATTATGCCAATAAAATAAAAAATGAATATCGAGAATACGATCCAGACATCGTAGGATTCAGCATTATGACTGGCGATAGACATAAGTTCCAAGGTCTACGACTTTGGTTGTTGTCTCATTATAAATCAACAACAAAAACTCCTACATTTATAGTTGGCGGTCATGATCCATCCCTATTTCCTCAAGGGTACGAATGGGCAGATATGATCATTTCCGGTGAGGCTGAACAGACACTTGCGGAGCTTCTTGGTTCCCATATCAAATATCCAAACCTTGACAATATCCCATGGCCTGACCGATCAGACTTTCCGAACATGAAGATACGTGATTTTATCGCTTCAAGAGGTTGTTCGTGGGGAGTTTGTGGATATTGCTACAACTCTGCTTGGAATAGACTTTTCCCTGAACTCAAAAAGGTAAGACACAGAAGCGTAAATGATGTTGTAAAAGAAATCGTCAGCGTCAATCCCCAGTTCGCTTATTTTCAAGACTCTACCTTTGCTCCGAATATAAAATGGATGAGAGAATTCAGCAGACAGTATCGTTCAGTAAGAATCCCATACCATGTTCATCTAAGACCCAATATGGTAAATGAAGAACGAGTCCTTCTGTTACATGACAGTAATTGTGTTTCCTGCAAGATTGCCCTTGAAACAGGAAGTGACAGTTTACGAAAACTGATTAACCGTGGGAACACAAATAATGAAGATGCTATTAATGCTTCCAAACTGTTTCGTAAATGGGATATCGCTCTCATTATGCAGAACATTTTGGCGTTACCGTCGTCAACCATCGAAGATGATCTTGAAACGCTTGAAATAAATATCCGATGTAAACCTGCCTATGCATGGTCAAGCATCTTCCAGCCATATCCTGCAACGGACTTGGCTATATATTGTGAAAAGAACGGACTGTATTCTGGGGATTATTCTGAAATAGGTGATAACTTCTTTGATAAGAGTGTACTTAATATTTCCGAAGAACATAAGGAACAGGTGGTGGCATTACAAAGAATCTTTGCTTTTTGCACCGAACATCAGGTAATGCCAAAGGTTGAAGATCTCACATTGGCCAATATTCCAAACTTCATCAACAAAACTATGAGGGGTATTGGCGATAAAAGAATGTTCCCGGGGGTGCAATTATGAATAAATATACCCTTGGATGGTGGAGTAAAAAGCTCCATTCTATAGATATTTACCCTACCCGTAAATGGTGGCATAACCTACTAAATGTGAATCCAAAGCCAATAGGAACGGAAAGTATTAAATCTTGGGACTGGACTGAAATTGATATATGTTTTAGTTCAAATGATGAATGTCAAAAATTTATTGATGAATTAAGTACCATCAATAAAGGTGGGATAGGTTCACCAATAAGACAAATCATGGCTGGTGGATATGACAAAGGTATCTATGATATGCAATTAGTTAGCTGTGGTCGAGTCAAAGACGGTTAATTTTCAACGATAGTTCTCGCATGGAATTGGACATGGGCAGTTTAATGGAAAGGATAAAATGATGAAAGAATTAAAGGTTAGAACTTGGGATAAAGAAAATGAGATTATGGTTTATTCGGACAATGAAACAGAAAATAACGAAAATGGATATATTTTTCACTTTGATGGTGGTGAAATAGTATGTGCTGAAATTGGTGAAGAATTAGTAGATGGAATGCCTGAACCCTACTACCGTACATTAGATAATCTTATGGAGTTCACTGGACTTAAAGACTACAACGGAAACGAAATTTATGAAGGAGATATCGTTTCTGTTCCTTACGTCAATCCGATGGGTCAACTCGATGAAACCATAGAGGAGAGAAAGGAGGAAATTATTTTCAAGGATGGCGGCTTTAAGCTAGCAGGTTGCGGATCATATCAAGATATTTCAGACTGGCAAGAGCGAGGGCAAACGAGATACATCCCAAATTGTGGGAATGTAACAGAGTTATTACCCCACACAAAACTAAAGATCATCGGTAATATCTATATGCTTCCCCCTGCAACCTCCAAAACTGAAGGAAGGGAATAATAATATGAATCCAATGCTGAGGGGTAATATTCAACAGGAAAAGCGCAAGAACCGTGTGAATAAAACGGATACTAAAATCATGTCAAAACAAGAGACGGAAATTCAAACATTAAAATTTAAACTCCATATAGCGTTTAAAAAGTTGAAGGAAATCAAAGAATGGTTTGAACGTCATGGAAACAATATAGAAATATACAATGGCAGCGTAATGCTTGGTTTAAATGATTACTCAAAAGTTACGATGGATGAATATAATGGCACCCAACAAAAAACAACCACAGCCATAGATCATGAACTTATTGAAAAAGTAAAAGGTGTTGCCCATAGTGATATTGATAAATCAATACAATCACTACAAACAGCGTTTAAAAAAAGAAAAGTGGCGGCAGAATTCGTACTTTCGGAAAACAATAAAGACGCTGTTGCCCTTTTTAGTTACTTTAATGACACTATTAGAAAAGTACTATATCTGTAGGACTGCACTCACTTTAATGTCAAGGGGAAAGGCGGTAAGGATACAAAATGGATCAGATAATATATGATAGTGCCTTAGATTTCTGTATCTCGACAAAAAGTTATCCGATGAACACCGATTAACCCTTTTCCATCAGTTTCTTATAGCGAGAAGGGTGCTTCTGGGCAAGGTTGACCAACTTTCTTGCTCTGATTCTACTGTATTTTTTCTTCTCTTCTTCAGTAGCCTTATCCCATATCTCTAAAAGGTCTTCTCCAGACAGGGCTTTCATTTGGACTTGAGTAGCAGTTGTTCTTGACCGTTCAAGGATAGCTTTCATATCTTCACGCCCAAGACTTCCACTTTTGATATCATCCTGAACATTCTTCATTATATCCGTTACTGGTTTATGGGCATCACGGTTTTCTTTAACCTGATCTGCATACATTCTTACCAGTCCCATACGTTCACGTTCAACTTTGGGGGCAGAGATGACGATCCTTTCATGGAACTTATCAGCCACAGCTTTCTCAAACTCTGTTTTAAACGGATAGTTGGAAATACCACCGGATTGAGCCATAGCGTTTATAATGGAACGAAGGGGTGTCTGCCCACCTGTCTTAAAGAAACCCTGTAAGGGGATAGGTGTCCATGACCGCCATATTTCTCTTGCCACCTGTTCTGCATCAGCTTTTCTTCCATATCTGTCTCTTCCTTGAGCCAGTTGAATTATCGGTCTTCCGTAAAGAGGATTGATACGATTATAAATGAAGTTTCTGGGGTCGTTTATCAAGTGCATTAAGTCTCCCATAACAGAACGGGGAGTGTATTCATGTTTTCCGATAATCAGAGAGAATGGACGGTCCAGATGCATTTTATGGTCATCCCCGAACATAATATTAGCAAGTTGTGCAATGACAAACATTCCGATACCACCTCTTAAAAGAGCCGTTGCCTGTTCTCTTCCGGCGCCTAAAGGATGTGCGATTGCCGATGCAACAAAGCTCATTCTTGCAAGTAGGAAGTCTGGGGCAAAGAGGGAGATTTGCAAAGCATCAATCAGGGTCGGATTCCATGCCTCTCCTTTCCAGTTCTTCCCGCCGAAGGCTTCATTGGAATGTCTTGCTTCCTGCTCAAAGACTTGAGCCAGTGTCATTTCACCATTTTTTATCTTTTCAAGGTTATGGAAGTACGTCCGTGTTGCAGCTTTTTCTGCCATGGCCATCTTGAGCTTCGGGAAGAAACTCAGCCACATAAAGTTGTTAAACTGAGAAAGCCTTTCACCTACACCCTTGGCGAACTTTCCGGGGATGATTCCAAATAACCCTATTCCACTTAACCCTTCAGATATAATTTCTGCATGATGGTGGTCGTAAGTAATCAGTCCATGTTTAACAAGAGATTGCCTTAGTTCCCCTATGGTCATCAGTTTACCGTCTGGACCTGTAATCTTACTTTTCTCTGTAGAATGGAAATCTACATCTGGAAGTCTAAAAGGGTTGATTGCGTGATACATCCCATGAAGTCCCAAGTGGACAATATGAAATGGAGATCCAACAACCATTGTTTCTTTGATAAACGAACTTGCTTTGAGAAGTTTCTTCCCTATCTGAACCCCTCCTATAAACGGCCAGCTTTCAGGAGCAGTCCAGTTTCTTAATTTGGATGAACCTAACCATGCGTTCATCTGATGGTAAGCGTCTTTATGCACCCATGCCGAAGCTTCCATGTAAATCGGATTGCCCTTTTCATCCTCTCCCAGATACTTGTACTTTCTAAAATCAGGGTGATCGAATTGGATATAATTCCCTCTATCCGGAACTGCGGTAGGCTTTATCATGTATGCAGAATCAAAAGCACCGTTTCCTTCGACCACTTTACACGTACCAGCAAGGACCAGAGTAGGATTCTTATCGTTCTGAACATGGCCACGAAGGGCAAGAATTGTTTCTCTGTTGATAATGGCGTTTTTGATGGACCTCTGCCATTCAACCAACTGCCCTCCAATGGTAGGATCGATAGGTTGATAACCTGACATAATAGCTTCGTGGTAATTGTTGAATATCTTCTGCATGGCTTCACGAGGCTTTGTGGTGAGTATTCCTGCATTGACTTCTGAAAGGAGTTTATTTGTCACTATATTTGGTTTCCGGAATGAACCACGGACATAATTCTCAACAAAACTGTCCACGAGTTCCAAATGGTATGCTTCATTAAACAAGGCGTTCCATAAAGACCTGAAGTTTGCCGCTTCTTCCTTTTCGGCAGGAGTAAGCTTTAAAGCTCTTTCGTAACTCTTCTTGGCTGCGGTGAGTGTTTCGATATATTTCTTCCCATATCCGGAATAGGTTTTGCCATACATGGTTGAAACCTTTGGAAGCTGAAGATTGACCATATCCAACCATTTCTGTAGCTGTTCTTCGCTTCCGGCGTTCATGTAATAAGTAATGGCAGTTTGTTGTTCTCTGGTCAGCCTTTTGTTGATTGCCTTTAACTGGTCCATCAGGTCTTTTTCAACAATCGCCTTTGAACCACCGTTTCCATCAATAATGTCTTTGAGACTCTGTTTTGCAGGAACAATCTTCTGTTTGTAGATATCGACTGTCTTTTTAACGTCCGTCTTGGCATCGGTCAATACTCTTTGAATCTCTGGAAAGTTCTTAAACTTGTCCACGACATCATCAAACTGAATAAACAACTCTCCTTGGTCTGGAGGCGGCTTATTCTGTTTCAGTCCAAATGGAACTGCTGTACCTTTTGGAGTAATTTCAAATGTTTCTTCTGGGGATAAGCCGGGGAGATCGGCTGTTTTAAATTGTGACAACGCTTTTTGCGCCCACACGTTCTGTTTATATTTTTCCAATACTTCTATAGGAACTTTTTCTCCTTTTTCTAAAGCGTCCTTAACAAGTTGTGGATGAGCACTTAACCGTATAGCCTTTTCATCTCCAGTTTTATCACCAACATATTCAGATGGAGTCATTTGCCATGGCTGTTTGACTTTTGGTGTAGTGGCAATTTCTTGAGGTAGAGTTGAGATCATTTCCTTATACTTTGCTTCGGATATAAATTTACCATCAACATAAATTCTGGCGGGAAATTGATTAAAAAGGGTTCCTTTTGAAGAAACATTAATAATCATATCCTGTTCAATACGGATATTCTTCCCCCCACGATTTCCGGTAATATTAAATCTATATCCATCAAGGTGTTTCACCTCTCCATTATCCAATTCTCCCAATTTATTTTGAATCTTGTCTTTCCATGAAGATATTGTCTCATCGGCATAAGAATCTGCCGCCTTTTTGAGTCTAACGGCATCGATCTTTTGGGGTGGAAGTTCACTCATACGATAGGTTCCAGTTTGCCGTTCTAACACGTTTGAGATGGTTTCACGGTAGAATTTAGCAGAAGAACTATTATAGACTCCCCTTAGAGTTGGTCCGAATTGATCAACCATTCGTTTGAATTGTGATTCGATCATAGAAGAATATCTGGTTGCAATGGCTGGCTTATATTTATCAAGAACATCCATTAATACTTTATTTTTTATACCAGTTTCGGTTTTTGGTGCTATACCTTCTTCAACAGGAATAATAGAATCCATAATCTCATGCAGTTCATCTAGTTTGGATTTCATTCCATAATTACCACCAATGAAGTCCACAATGATATTCTTGAATTTCTGCCATACTGTTTGAGATTCCTTTTTCTCTCCTTCAGTTTTAATCGAATCCAACCATCGGGCGAATCCTTTTCTTGTAAACGCATAAGATACGAGTTCTTCAGGTGTCATGTTTGCAATATCAATTATCTTCTTTACAGAATCAGGAGCATATTCTGCACGATTCTTAACCGAATCAAGAAGTTTATTAAGACGGTTGTTTAATAGAATTGCCTGTGCAGAAGTCATCTTTCCGATAAAGTTTCTTATAATCGCGTGAATAGACTCATGGCCAAATGCTTCCATATACGCATCGGAAACATTTGAAAGATTTTGGTCTATATAAGGAGTGTTAAAAGTAATCCTGTTGTCATCCTTGTCATATACACCCACCGCTCTTTGTCTTGCTTCATGAGAGATGTTAGAAGGATCAAATGATATTTTAACTCCGAGTTTATCTAGTATGGGAACCAGCCAACCGTAAGCAAATTTCTGACCTGTAGCCTTTTCGTAAAGCTCTACGGCTTTAGAAGGAGACATATCTTCTGCTTTTTGAAGATTCCACATGGATTTAAGAAGTTCTTTACCTTCAGGTGATTGATCTTTGGAAGGTGAGGTCTCTCCTTGCATTTCAAGTTGGTTTTTTGCATTATCAAGTCTTTCCAATATCTGTGTCAAAATTTCTTCGGCATCATACCGATCTTCTGCATCCAACAACTTTTTAGCATCACGGCGTTTTTCCAGTTCTGGTGTTTTGAGTTCTTCGTAAAGAGTATCTATTGACTCTGCATCTTCCTTATTAGATTGATCCGTTGCTTTATCAACCTTTTCCTGAAGTTCAGAAAACTCCTTTTCCTGTTTGTATTTAAGTATATCTACAATTTTATTAGATTCGCCAGCAATAGGTGTTTCAAGTTGCTTTTTCCCTACTGCATCAAAGAAACTATCTACTTCTTTGGCATTGGCTTCAAGGACTTCGGGAGTAAGCCTTTCTTTTTCGAGTTCATTTACTGCCTCCTCCATTTCTTCTGCATGTTTTGCCAAAAGTGCCTCTGATTCTTTTTCAATCTGATCTACCTGCTTCTCGCTGATCTCCCCTTCAGTTCCACCTTTTTGCAGTCTTCCCATCTCACGAGGGTCTTTTAACGCTTCCATAAGATCAGAATCACTTTTAAAACCATGTTCCTGTGCAATCTCTCCGATGTTATTGTTTCCGCTTCCTCTGATAAGACCGGGGTATTGTTTTGTTAATTGTTTTATTGTGTTTGAATCAGTAATCCCCCGTAATCCCGTTTTGGTTTCTTTGTTTCCAAGACCTATCCCCCCGCTTTTTCTAATCGCTTGAATGATAGGATTCATAGGATTGCTTGATTTGGATGCTCGTATTCTTTTTGGGGCTTCCTTTACGGGTTCTGCTTTCTTAGCTTTAATCTTTTCACGAACAGCGGTAACACCTTTTCCTTCTTTCTTGCCAAATTCAACACGTTTTCTTGCGAGTGCTTCTGGAAGTGTTTCGTTTTTGCCAAGACTGAATGTAGTTCCTGTTTTGGGATCGGTGAATAATGGAATCGGTGGTTTGTTAACCCGTTCCTGCATATCATTAAATATAACACCAGCATCTTTAGCTTGTTTTTTGTAATCAGGTTCGGCGGCTTCTTTATGTTGAGTTTCCTTATTGATTTCACTTAATCTATCGTTGACGGTTTCAACAACAGTTGAGTATCTTTCGTTTAGTGGTATTTCTCTTTCAAGTGCAGATTTGCTATTGAACCGAGATTGTTTCATCCCGAGATTTTTTTCATACAATTCCTTTGCCGCCTTTGATGACATTACGTTCCCATCGGTAACGTCTATTCTAAAGTCAGTAGTTCCCCTAACCGAATCAACTAATCCCGGTTTATATTTAACCACTTCCGAGTTAGGAAACATTTCTTTAAGTTCTTCAATCGTTGGTATCTTCCCCGAAGAATCAAAAGATAAAGATATTATACTCCCATTTAAATTGGATTGAACGATTATTGGTTTATTAGGAGAAACACCCTCTATATTTGTTCCAGTCTGTTCTACTTTTTCTTCTTTTTCGGAAACAGCTTCTTCAGGCGGTAAAATAGCCTCATTTTTGACTTCTTCTGTCTTCAATGGAGCTTCAGTCGTTAAAACTTCTTTAGGGGCAATTTGAGGCTCAGATGCCTTTCCAGCAACCTCTTTCTGTGCATACTTCTTTACTATCTCATCTGGTTTTCCAGCAAGAACAGTATTGGCATCTTTAAGAAGCGTTTCGGCATCAGCAGTGGGATTCTTTTCGAGTACGAAATCAACTGCCGCCGCTACCTGAGATTTGTTAAGATTTGTCCAAAGGGAATTTTTCAGTCCTATGATGACATCATCACGGTTAGGATTTGCTTCTGTTTGTTTTGGAGTAAACCGTTGTGCCATATCTCTACTTAATTCCGGTTGGACAATAGGAGTATCGACAACCTTTCTTTCTTCAAGGCTGTCCATTTGTGAATCAATATCCATGGACAACGAATCAAAAGGAGCCGTTACATCAATAGGAAGATTGTTCTGAATCTTGTTAAGAGCATATTCAGCCCACTTTTCCTTTATTTCAGGATTGTCTGTAGCGATAATATCCGATACACCACCGGCTATTTCAGCACGTTTTTTCTGCTTTGCCAATGATTCAGGGTCTTGCGGATTGAAATTCTCTATTGGACTGGCAAGGATATCAGCCTGTTTTGCAGCTACATACTGATTGACCACCTGAGCGCCACCACCGACAAGAACGGTCATAAGCGCGGTCGGACCTATGGCGGAAACTGCTTCTGCCCATGGATCGGCTTCAGGACGAATACCCTGACGCTTTTCAATCATGGCCTCAATATAGTTCTGTCCCATTTCTGTAGATATTTCGAGAGGCATGGTACGAAGGGTAAGTTCTTTGAGGTAATTAATAAGACCGCCTTTAAGAACGCCTTTTGCACCCTTATCCAGAATAGACTTTCCGATAGTTCCCAGAGGACCGAATAGCCTTGCTGCCGCCCAGTTAGCAACTTCTTCTCCAGTAAATTCTGTGAGTCCTGTCAGGTACGGTGCCGCACCTTCAGGAACTCCTCTCTGCTGTGCAAGTTCTCTTGTTGTCTGTGCTTGCGAAAGACCGAATATGGCAGGGATGGCATACTGTGAAATCTTCCCTGCACCGTAAACAAGTCCTCCAACGGCCTTTGCTGCCGGATGAGGAACGAATTGTAACGCTTTTCCTACTCCCATTAATCCCATAGGAATACCAACAGACATGGGTATCATTTTACCGGCCTGTTCGGGAATACTTTCAGGAGCGTTCCCCTGTCCTTCTTTTCCCCATTCAGATATCTTTTGGGCAGTATCTTCCGGCTTAGTCCCGCCCACTCCCAGAAATTGAGATGCTTTGGCAAGTTGTTCTGGAACGCCATAGACCGTTCCCTTGTATATACCTTTGGCAAGGCTAGTTACGGGATTGGATGAAACGGTTTCCTCTTGAGAAGGAGCAAAATCATTCCACGGCCCAGATTCAGGTTTCTCTTGAAAATCTTCCCAAGGATTGCTCATATTTTCTCCCAATTTTTTTGATCAGCAAGATTACCACCTTTAAAACGATAGCCTTTAACAACATCACCTTTAACTGGAATTTTCTTAGGTTCTGGAAGTTTCATTCCCTTTGGAATTGGATATCCCATGCTTTCGAGTGTTTTGGAACCCTCTCCGTAATCTTTTTTCCCTGTTTTTATGCCAGCTTCATCAAGGATATCAGGAGATGTCATTTCGAGTGCTTTAAGAAAATTCATAGGATCTTTTAAATTATTCCCCTGATCGAACTTTCTAACTTCCAATCCAAGTTTAGCCCTTTCAATGGCATTTCTTTCAGCGTTTCCGCTTCCTGATGCATTTATCTGTGCTTTACGAATATCTAGGATTCTATTCTGGGCATTTCCAGCAAGTCCATACGCGCCTCTATTTTGACGGTTATTTTCAATACTGCTAACAAGGTCTTCTATTTGTGTGTTAAGGTCTTTTTTGGGTGCCGCTTCTGGAACTCCAATACCTTCAAGTAACCTATTTCCTTCTTCATAAGAACCAGATTTTTTAACTATGGTCGGAATTTCGCCTTGCGGGGTTATGCCACCTTTTCCAGACATCGCCCATCCCTTAGGAACTTGATATGGCTTAACAACGCTTGGAGTTTCTGCCGTGGGTTGATTGGTTACAGAAGGTACTCCCGGTGCGGTGGGTGTGTTTACTACTGGTGCTGCAATCCCTCTGCTTTTTGCTAATGCTACAGCGTTCTCAAACTTCTGATCATCAGTCAAGGAAGCATTTTGAGTAGTCATAGCCGGGTTTTCAACTCCTCCCCAAGAGTTTATTATAGGACCAGGATCTTTGATTGGCTGACCTGCACCCACAAAATTTCTGGCCTTTTGTTTTGCAACCTCCAATCCTTTAGCCCCAGGGGTATTACTCCAATCTATTTCTTTAGCCATATCATCCTCCTAATTATCTAAACTTCCCGACATTGCTTCACTGTAACTCATACTTGCATGAGCACTCATTGCGGCCATTGCGCCTGCTGTCATAGAAGCGGTTGCTGTTGCTACTCCTCTTGCCGCTTCCATCATTATATTTGCATGGAGATCATTGCTTCTATTTGTAATCTCAATACTCTTTATCCCTAGTTCCGAAGCTGCAATATACATTTTTGCTTGAGATTCGGAAATCTTGCTTTTCAATTCTGCCGAGACAACATTTAATTGTGTATTCGCTTTGAACATTTCCGTTTCACCATTATATTTCGCAATACGAACATCGGCGTCTTTTGCCCAAGCATCAAACTGAAGTTTATTAGCTTCGATCTTTGCCTTTTCAACACCCAATTCGGCAATCATGGCATCTACTTCTGTTTTGTAAGTTTCTATCAATATAGTAGTTGCTCTGAGTTGTTCTGAATAAATCTGAATTGTCTGGGCATTGACTTCACCTACCAGTTTCTGCCCTTCGATCTGCGCCTTATAGAGTTCCACTTTGGTCATTTCGGCACGAATAATCATTTCCCGTACCTGTGCCGTGGCTTTATATCCTTCTACTTTTGACATATATGTTTTAATCTGAAGATCAATATACTCATTGGCGAACTTTGCCGTTGCCTCTTCAGCTTGGAAAACAAGTTCTTCATACTTAATCAGCATATTTATAAGACGGTCTGCCAGAGTTACGGTGAGTTCGAGGGACTTGAACAGGTTTGATTGTTCCAGTTCTGCCTGTTTAACAGCGATTTCACGAGAACGGTCAAGATTCTTATTCATGTATTCTATTTGAAGTGCCATGAGAGAATCAGCAAGAGGACCATCGGGAAGAGAAAATCCAGTCTTAGCCCACATTGCTTTTACTTTGTCAGTTGAATCAGAAAGTTGCTGTTCATTGCGTTCACGATCCCTATCCCATATCGCCGTTTCCACGGCAGGTGAAAGGCCTGTGCCACCATTGGCAATATTATTTGTCAGCCTGGTAATTGCCGCTTGGATCATGGGGTCATCCGTAATGATGACATTTCCTACGTTATAATTCCATTGATGAGGTGGAGTAATATCATAAACAGGTGCCGTTATATCCAAAGAGGGGAAAGAATCCAAAGAAGGAATATTTGGCATGACAATATTTTGCAGGGTTCCAAGTGTGGGTGTAGTCGTTTCCGGTTTTGTCGGCTTTGTCGGAACTTCAAGTGTGACTACAGTTGGCGCACTTCCAATCGATAATGCTCCCGGAGGAGATGGTGAAGATACTGGCGCATCAGACACAGATGGTGTTGAAAATGAAGTAGGATATGCAGTAGAAAGTTGCAAAGCAGCGAGTTTATCCAAAGCAGTTTTTGCTGCATCAAGCGCCGCCTGTCCCCATAGTCTACTTGTTGTCAATTGGTATTGTACTGGTTCTAATGCTAGTCCGGACATAACTGCCTCCTAAAACTTAATTGTAATCGCCAATGGTGTGCTGTCTTCTTCGTTTGCCACATCCCCACCCTGAAGCGTCTGTCTCATTTCTATGTCACCGGGATTAAGGGTTTTTACCTTTGATTCCTTGCTTACAATCTTCGTATAAAGAGTATTTGCCGTAAACGCATATGAACATATTCCAGAAGATATGGTTGGTAAAATACTTTCCGATGCCTTATACAGTTTACTCTCATGCCATATATTGTCAATACTCCCATAATCATATCCGATTGAAGCAGGGTCAAGAATGGTACTATGGCAGTCATCTATGACCGTATCGTGTCCAATCGAAGTAGTTCCCGGAGGAGTGACTACCCATCCTTCACTATGAGTTGCTGGCCATGTCGTTGTCGGTGGCCAATAGAAGAACCAAGTCTTTTCGCTTACGTCGTATGTCTTTAGTGTCTTCAGCCTGTAAATAAACTCTGGGCATGTAACATCTATTTCCAACATTTTTACTGTAACCGTCGATTGAGAAGGATCAGGAGTATCACCGGTGGTTACGTTTCCGGAAATAAGCAAATACCTTTTACTCACATCTTCATTCACTTCATACCGAAAGGTCTTGCCGGTATAGTCTGTTCTCAGTTTGTCCACTTTCCCATCAAAGACTTCTATCTCTTTAACTTTGATAGAATTTAGAACACTTTGCCTTTGAAATGCCTGTGTATCTTCAGTATTACGTGTTCCGGTAAAAGGGTCGAATCCCCCGCCCGTTACGCAACTGTATGAAAAGGAATTAACAGTACTATGATTATCTACCCAGTCTGAAAGCAATACGCCGTACCCTGGTTCATATCCTTCAAACATTGGCATATAATCAGAACCGGCCACCACGTCAATGTTCGGTTCACGTTCCGCTTCGGGATGGTCCACATTGTCTGTGAAAATATACCAGAATCCTGTACTGTAAAAAGGAACTGTTTCGTAAAGCCCGTATGTCTGACAAATCGTTTTTAACGCATCGAAATAATAAGCATACACTTCAGTAGTGCTATCCCGAACATCTGAGAAGACAATTCTGATGTCTTTTGATAGATCTATCTGAAAAACATCCGAACTCAACCTGAACAGGACTTTCTTTTTTACAAAAGTAGGTGGTGCCGATGGATTTAATGGGTCAACAACAACCTTCTCTGTGACATAAAAAGCTATGCCCTGTAAGTCTGCTTCTGTCCAATCAGAGGGGAAGCTGTACTCCGAATCATGAACCATTGTTTCACGTTCCGATTTAGACGCACAATAAAGGGTTACAAACGCTTCTACTTCACTACCCTTTGGATAATAGTAAAGTCTGAACTCTTCTCCTCCTAATTCAGCTTGTTGACCGTTAAAGGTAAACTTAAACGCATCACCAGTTACACCACCGGAATATATTCTGACATACTCCACATCGTTTACTCTCATCACTTCTACTGAACCTTCTGCGTTCTTCTGGACAAGACGATGGACATTTGCACCGTCAGATTGCATCATATTCCATATATGGAAAGACAGCATTTTCGACAACGCCAAAAGAGAACCTGGAATGGGAAAATCAGAATCTCTATAATTTCGTGGAACGTGTTGTTTCATCGTTCTTTCATAACCTTGTCTAAATGTAGTTTCAAAGCATCAAGTGTCAATGTGCTTCCATCAACATTCTTTATATCCAAAGCAACGTATTTGCTTCTAATACCTTTTCCGATTTTAACTCTCACTCCGGTTTCGGTAATGTAAATCCCCTCAAGACTATATTCATATTCTTCACCATCCGGTTGAATCACCGTAAGGATAATATCACCACTTGATTTGTACGAAAACCATACCTGTTTCAGTTTCTTTTTAAATCTCTGTTCGAGATCAAGATAACCAGTCCGGAAGTTCCAATCAATAATAGTTCCATCATCTGTGGTCCCTGTAGAAAGATCAACTATCTTTGTCGAAGTGGCTCCGAAAGACTTTCCGTTAAACTGACACATGGAATTGAAATCATAATTGTCATAAAGCGTAAGTGCTTTGTTCTTAATATTCATAACCATTGAAAGATAATTTGCAACAACTGCTAGAGATGAACCTGTTATAACAAGAGAAGGTAATGTGATACTCGCACTTCCCTCTATAGACATTATTCCTGTAGCAGATATACTTATCGGGGGAATAGATTTGTCAAACGAACCGATTATCCCGGAAAGTGCTTCAGCAACTAATGTCATCATGGGAAGCGTTATATTCGCAGTTCCTATTTCATTTATCTGGCCTTCAGCAAGCAACGTCAGTCTGGGAAGATCGATAAGAGCCGAACCTATATTGTTCGGTGTTCCTATTCCAGTTATAGATAGTAATGGAAGCGTCAGCAAACCATCACCAGAAACATCCAGAATCCCTTCAGCGGTGATAGTAAGGGATGGTAATGAGAATACCCCTATCCCTATTGTTTCATCAAATCCCTCTCCTGAAATGGTTATGGCGGGCAAGATAATATAAGGAGCTTCGCCGGTGGCGTTCATAAAATAAGTCATCGTACTGCCAACCGAAAGACGAAGGGGGATAGACGCACTTATTTTAGGAGGAGTTCCGATAGTACCACTTATTGATGCAGTTATGGCAATCGAAGCGGAAATGGTTGTAACAGCGAGTGTGCCGCCCATGGACATTGTAAAGGGAAGTGTCGCTTCCATGTCTCCATACGCACCCTTCATTAAAGTAGAGGGCATGCTCATAGTAATAGGAATGGAAGCATTTATAGTCGGAACAGAAGATGTTTCGTCAAGATGGACTGCCTTGGCAATATCAGTAACGCAATCATAAATATCACGATATGCGGAGTTCGTTGACCCGTTATTTACGATAATCCATTGTATTGCTTTTCCAGAAACCCATCCCGCTTGGTCAAGAATCTCCTGAAGGATAGGTGATACGTCAGGGCTGTCATATGCGACACCACTCCCGAAGGCGGGAACAGTCCAGTCCACATATGCAGTAGTTTTGACAAGGGCATTTCCTTCAGCGGCTGATGTAGGGGCAACGGCATCTATTGAAAGGTTTCCGTATATTCTTACATTGCAGACGGTAAGAGCTGTACTTCCTATTCCTGTAACAGTAAGGGTAGCCGCACTTACAATATCTCCATGAGCCGGAGTAAATGATGGCATACGAATAAACGCATTGTAAGGACCACCACCATCACCAAAAGTAATCGTTCCCGTACCGCTAAAGATTGCACCGTACCAACAACCATCATCACCGGCTACGGCTGGTTTGTATTCACCCATTTGCTACACCTCTCTATGAAAGAGATATTGGAGCCGTAAGCAAGGAAACAACACCACCCGCAGTGATCGAAACAGCATTGATAACAAAAACACATGTAGAAGCTGTTCCAACATCACCATCAATAACGTGAGTTGCCGCTGATCCGGTATATCCCAGACCAACCGTTTTCATTCTTGCCCATCCAGCCGTTCCCGTTGTAGCTGCCGTTCCCGTATATCCTGCTGCATTTGCCAAGGCTGCCGTGCCTGATGTTGCTCCACCAGTTGTTGCCCATCCTATACCCGTAATGGTGCAAAGAAGAGTTCCACTGGTAGCCGAATCAGCATCTGCCGGTTGTGCGCCGGTGTATATTTCAAGTTGTGCCGTTCCGCCTGTTCCGCAGGTTCCAGCCATGCACTTAACAATTCCAGCACTTATGGCATATTCTTTGAGGTCTAAACTTAATTTCAAGGCCATCGTTATTACCTCCTTTACTCAGCCGTTTCAGTAATGCTAAATGTGTTAATCGTAAGAGTAGAATCCAATGTCAGCGAAGTATGTGACAGATTTAGGTCAGCGCCGGAAACTCCTACACTCATATCAATTCTATTTTCTGTTGCCGAGGTTCCTGAAGTTCCACCAGTTCCGTAAAATCTTGCCCATCCAGCTACACCAGCAAGAATAACCTTTCCACTCCATACAGGCACCGTAAGGGGAAGCGTTCCAGTTGCCGCAGTTCCGAAGCGAAGACCGTCTGAAGCGGCTGTTCCGCTTGTAGAACTGATACGAACCAGTTTGCTTCCTGTTTCTACATAGTCAGCACTTACGGGTTGCGAACCAGTGTAAATGTCCAAAAACCCACCTACCAAGATAGATTTCAGTCCTCCCGTACCCGTATAACCATCCAATAACTTGTTACGAATTCCCGTTGATAACCGAACAGCCATGGCGTCCTCCTTTTAATACAATGAATTAATGTAATGACGAACATTATTTTTATCCCTGACGAAAGCCGTTCCTCTACCTCTTGCTGTGAATGTGTATCTTGCTTCTGTCAGATTAACTACCTTTCCGCTATTGTCACCGAGACATATCCCGTTTTCACTTGTCCATATTGCCACATCACCATCTATACTGTCATCGACATACTTTCCCGCAACCAGTATATCCGTGTAAGGAATAGCCGGAGATGGGAATACGCCATCCCTTGCAAACTCATCATTCCCTTTTCCTTTGATAAACCACACCTGATCGTCAGAAACATAAATCCCATTGTCCACGATGGAACGTAGCATAGTAATCCGTTTATTGAAGATTCGGTATCCGGTACGAACATCATAGTAGTCGCATAGTGGATCTGAAATATAGAGGATGTTATCTTTGGCAACCAGAAGGCATCCTTTATGAACTTCGATAAACTGTCCTGCCGGAAGTGGCTCTTTAAACTCTCTCGCCGGTGTCATCAAAGCATTGTCAACATCCTTTGAGATATATCCAATCTGGTGTTCGTTGGTGTAGTAAATCCTGTCATTGAATGAAGCATAGGACATTCTTGCACCTGCAAAAAGATCACTTCTAATGATGACCTGATTATAAACGGTATCCAGTTTATAGAAAATTACTCCATCCACATAGAGCATCGTCACATTGTCAGACCACAAGGAATGAATATCAGTTCCCGTTAGGACTGTTGTGAAACCGGAACGTGAAGAAATGGCATAGGTATTGTCAATATCCACATTGTTCGCCTGTTGAAGAGGATAAACCTGTTCCGTTCTGCTTATGGCAATAGGAAAAAGCCTTGTCGCAGAATCGACTGTATTTATTCCAGAGAACTTATCTACAGACTGTTGAATTGCAATATCCATTACTTCTTCCTTTCAATGCCATACCCTTTTTTCTTACCGGGTTTCCAGCCATGTTCCACAGCATTAAGAAGTCGCTCTTGTGACTTCGCCTTCTCTAAAGTTGTTCCTTTGCTTTTTATCCCTTTTGGCGTGCTCACCTGATAATGACTTCCCTTTTTCTTTATCGTTACTGGCATGTAACACCTCCATAACCTTTTCTATTTCTTCTATCACACGCTCTTCGGTGATGTCTTTTGTGCAAATATAATCCTTGTTTCTTGGACACCAATCGAACCCTCTATCTATAGGAAGAGAAGGGTCATGAAAGCATCCGGGGTTACATACATCAATAGAAATCCTGTGTTCATTTGGGAAGTCATTCTCTTCTATGGAAACACCTGTAATCATAATACACGGCTTGTTGAGAGCATAGGCAATCCATGAAGGACCAGCATTAAGTCCTATATAAAAATCACACCCTGCAACATCATTTATCGTCTGTTCAATCGGTTGCCCGTTGTGGCTTATGATACCTTCTAGGTTACCCTTTTCAGCACTTATTGAAATGCACTCATATCCTTGAGCGTTCAAGTAATCGATAATCTTCTGCCATGCACCTTCACGGTTCCATAACTTATTCTTCATAGTTGAAAACTCCGAGAAGCAAACATAGGGTTTTGCCGGATTACCGTTGCCTCTTTTTGGGATTTGATACTTCAACTTCGCCCGAATAGGTTCGTATTCCAATCCAAGAATATCAGAAGCAACCTTCTGAAGATTCGTTTCCCGCCAGTTCTTCACATTCTTGTCGAGTTGGTCATCAAAGCATCCTACTTCATAGGTAGCGTAAATGTCTTTAATCTCACTTCCGGGGGTAATGAATTCGATATCCGGATAATCGAATATGTTTCTCCACCATGTTGAACAGTAAACCTTACACTCATGTTTCTTCCGGAACTCGTCAACATAAGGTATCCATGCAATCGTATCACCAAGGGCTTTTGACCCCATGGAGATAATGACGTTCTTCCCTTTTAAATCGATTTTATGCTCAAATTTTACATTTCCACCGAGGGATGCTTTCACAGTCCAGTCCTGATAATACTTTGTCTTGGATCTGCTCCACATTCCTACTTTCTGTTTGAGGTTATAGACGTTTTCCGCTTCTTTGGTACTCCATGCAATATCGTATTCGTTATTGGACATGCTCGAAGAACCGATAATCTGAAGGAATGCACCATCTACAAAATGACACAGGAACCGATCTTCGCCCCATAGAGTTCGATCTGCCTGATCGAAACGGTTCACAATATCCATCTTGATGAACTCGACATTCTTTTCAATGTCGTAAATCTTGGAAACGTGTTCATAAAGCCATCGTTCTGCAAGGAACCTATGTTCGGGATAACGGCTTGCGTATTCTTCCCATGAGGAAAGATAGGGGTATATCTTGTCCATGACTTCTGTTTTAGCCGCCATTAAATGACCGCCGAACGTCTTTGGATCACCTTCCCACTGTAAACAGATCATGTCCTTATCGGAGTTATGAACTTTGTTTAACCAGTCGTTTAAATCCACTTCCACATCGAAAGACATCTGGTAAATCCAGTCGAATTTCCCTCTGGCAAAATTGATTCCATTACGAAGGTTGTTAAGACCAGCCACGGCATGATACTGAACTCTCGCCCTCTTTTGTTCCATTGAACCATCTGGGAGTTGCCGCCAATAAACAGGATGGTCATCTCCGGAAAGGATGTCTTTCTTTTCGTAAACAAAGTAATCAGCCATCGTCATAACTTCAGTAGGAACAGGATAGTGAGAAGTGACAATAACTTCATATCCAGCCCTGTGAATCTGTTCGATGGTTTCCTTTAGGGTTTCCATCTTGGCAGGAGTATCAGGCCAGCAATCTACAGCAAATACAGTGCTTCTCTTTTTCATGTCTGTAATGTCATAACCGTGACTTCGGGCATAAGATTTGATTTCCTTTTCAGTATTTACTACTTCAAACGGTTTTTCCAGATGTCTGGAAAACTCATTAAGAATCTCCATGGCTGTTTCTGCTGCCTTTGCCCACGAGAACTTCGTCCGTATCATTTCAGATAGCTTTAAAGCCTTCTCTTTATGTTCTGAATAGTTTTCATAAACGTCCTTCATCTTCTCAACGAGATTATTGTAATCCGGCTCTCCCCACTGACCGGGAACATCCCAGTTTCCATAAATCCCTTCCGGTTTCTTTAATTCGCTGATCCGGACAACAATAGCATCTCCTGCATATTCGGTAGAGCCGCCAAAATCGGAGCATATGGACGGAATTCCACACGCCATTGACTCGATGAGAGGCAGGTTCCATCCTTCTGAACGAGCGCAGGTAACCACACAGTGCGCCGCCTGAAGCCGCCTGATATAATCCGGCCTTGCTTCATAATGTATAGGGATGATTCGTGAGTCTTCGAGGCCATATGCTTTTAACCTTTCTTCTGTTGAGTTGTAATTGTCCGAAGGAAAAAGGGTATCCGCTGAAAGATAAAGACGAACATTTGGATTATCTGGGAACGCTTTTAAGAACGATTCACATATCTCTTTGGTTGATTTTCTTGCTTGCCACTGACCTACATGAACAAAATTAAAGTTTGGCTGAGAGTACACTATGTTTTCTCCTCCCGGCTCCTTCTTTTTTGGTTTATAGACTTCTGGGTCAACACCTTCATGAACCACTCGAATAAATTCCTCTGGTACTCCTTGAGCAATGGCACATGACTTTTCCCATTCCGAAACAAGCCAAAGCTGATCGTAATACTTAAGGTTGACAAGAAACTGTGCCGGGTACTGAGTCGATTCCCAGACCGTATAAAGGATACTTGGTGAAGGTGGAAACTTGATTATCTGTGACGCTGTAACAACATCAAGCAAAGAAATGTGAACATCTCCCTTTCCTTCAAACTTTACCGTTGCCAGTTTCGCAAGCTGTTCCGTAAATCTGGAAGCATGGACTTGATAACCTGTTCGTTCTCCAATAGAACCGTGAAATACTATGTTCATATCTTCTCCTTCTCCCTCAAAGGGTTTTCCCTCATATTAAGGTGCTTCCGGGCGCGTTTGCTGAGGGAGGTGCAAACTGAGTTATAGGCTCTGCCCGGAAGCCTCTATTCTTCCTTCTTTTCTCCAAACGACTGGAGAGCTTTGGCGCAAAGCACGCCTACAAGTAATCCAGCATTATTAACTCCCATGTCTACAAAGGATGCAGTTTTGATACACTGATAATCCCATACCAGTATAATATCCAAAACGACAAAGATGGTAAGAATTCGCATTACAGAAACATCTTTACTGTTACTGAATAGTTTATGAATCCATTTTTTCATTTCCATGTCTCCTCGAAACATCGAACTTGAGTTAAAAGTTGATTCGAGTACACCACTTCATTGAAATAGTTTTGAATCAAATTCTCCCCACCTTTCATTCTAATTGGAGGGTTTGGACTCAGGCACGTTGGTTTTAAAGGCATCACAGCCTTCGGGCAACACGCCAGAACCATTAGCGTAATCCACAATACAATCATTAGCTTTAGTAATGTTTGCATCTTTTAACTTCTCCTTGCTTTCAATGGGTATCTTGGACACCATGTTTTGAAGTGGCGCCACCGCCTTCTGTATGTTCTTTAACGCTTCATTCTGCTTCTTTATGGCATCTGCATTTTGCTGAAGGACTGTATTCTGCCGTTCCAAAACCGTTATCTGAACACCCTGTTCTTTTAATTTTATATCTTTCGTCCAAATACTCACTCTTAAAAATGCGATATAAGAACCGACTACCACTACGGCAATCGCTATGATAATCAATGTCTTATATTTCCATATGAATGTCCACCACATATTTATCCCCTAAATTCAAAATGAGGCGCATCTGTCTTTCCTATAAACCTACCACCCCACGTTAGACCTACTTTTTCACCTATTATACCAGCTTCAGTATATTCTGCTATTCCATCACCATCTGCATCGAGAGAGGGATTCCAAAGTATCTTTCCATTGACCATTATTGCTATGTCGAAAGCCGTGCCTTTGATATGATTTGAATTACGTGTCCATGTGACTATCTTGCCCGGTTTCGTTCTTCCTTGCTCATAGAGGGCGTTTTGCTCTATCTGTGTTCGTAGGGTGCAGGTAACGATATAATCAATTCTGGCCTGTTTCATTTCAAAATCGAACTGCCAATACTTCTTTTGAGTATCAAACGTTAAATCTTCTATTCTTCGATTACTCATTTTCCCCTCTCTTCCTTTGGTAATTCGCTATTCCTGATTAATAAATTACATCTTTCCTTCCACTCTCTTGGACACAATTCCTTACTGCATATTCTACTGGTCAAAGAACATATATCGTCTTTATGATAGATAATATTCATCTCAGTTAAGCACATATTTTAGAATAAAATAGGTAAATACCATTATCACCGCTATTCCCGCACCACCCATAAAAGCGATTGTCAACATATTCTTAAAAAGTTTATCCCTCATGTCTGTCATCCAAATACGAAACCACTTAAATTTGTTCAGTTCTTCTACTGAATCCTCTACTGCTACTATTCGTTTTCCGTAATCCTGAAAGATGGATTTCACGATATCGTTCATAGCGTCAAGTTTTTTATTAGTTTCCTGAACATCTCTTTCCATCCCTGTTATCTTCTGGATATATTCATACTGCCTATCCATAAGAACCTTCTGTGAACCTACCACTGATAACAACTGCGTCTCGATGCGTTCCATTCTCTGTGCTCCATTAAGAAATGCATCCTGATGGGCATGATGATCTTTACAGTACTGATCCACAATATTCACCTCAGGGTTTGGTTTGGGTTCCATTGTTTATAATCCATTGTATTCAGTTATTAATGCCTCAACACTCCATCCGTTCGCCGAACACCACGCCGGGAACTTTCCTGAGTTGAAATCGCCCGGATAACCTGTTCTGTCCACCATCCATTTATTCATGGCCGGATTTGCTCCCCAATCGCGACCAGAAGGCATGACCACTTGAGGTATTCCGCCTGTTGTTGAAATGCTAAGATTCTGCAAAACTGATTCAATTTGTTCTCCCCAGGTCACAGGTACCACCCCCTTAAAATAGTCTAATAAGTATTTATTCATCATATCGACTCTGATTTTAACGTACTGCTCCGCTGTCATACCTGCTGGCGGATTGTTGTCTGACATGGTGGCATTTGCCATATCAATGACGATTTCGGGATGTGCGATTGTCCAATCTCCAACTCCTAGCCAATTCCACCATTGCCACGGTTTTTCGTCTTTCATCGCCTGGAAACAGCAAGAGTATGTGATTCCTTTGATGGTGAATTTTTGTAATAAATGTCTTCCTGTAGCCCACGGTTGATACATGATTTGATCCTCCTATTTCTTAAACTTTGCTCTTTCAGATATTGCCTGAGCCTCGTAATCTTTGAGATATTGTGAGGCGTCTGGCAACTTTGCCAGTTGTTCCCGGATTGACCGGATTGAGGAAATGTCAATTTCCCTGAGAGCCGCTTTGATGGCCGATTCCGCCCGCGCAGCTGCCTCCGCCGTAAGGATCGAATCTTTTTCTGGATCGACGATGAGTTTCCCGTCAACCACTGAAAGGAATCTCCCCGCTGCCTCAATCGTCGGTACGTTTCCCGATGCGAGCCATGCCAGATAATCGTGTTGATCCGACCGAAGAATCCGTGATCCACCGTTAAAATAATGGATTACCTGATATGTGTTTTCGTCTATGTATCTATGTGCGTACATCGTTGCCTCCTAAAACCATAGGATTTGGGGCCTACCAATCGAATAAACTATTGTCAGGGTTCGTGCATAAGTAGCGATGGCATCGGAACAATAGTAATTAGCTGCTCCGCTAGAACTTCCATTATCCTTTATAACAAACTGCATATTACCTTTATTCCAACCCGCCCTCGTAATTATTTCCTCTACGATATTTTTTACATTTAGATTCTTAGTGCCTGTTGTAGTAATAGAAGGGTCGATAGATGCGGTTGTGAGAGTTAATGCTGCTCCCTCTGCTTTGCTTGTTGGTGCGGTTGCTGAATCAACATCATTTCCATATAATATGGATACAGGCGTCCCGTAGCTCTCTGCGACAACAATGGTCAATGTTGCACTACTAATACTTGCTCCCTTGGGCACAGTGACACTTGTAAATAATAACGAGGAATCCTGAGCCCACGTAGTGCTATTTTTACCCACGTAGGTTCCGTCAGATCCAAAATTAGTATTAGATAGCCACCAGTGAAAGGCATTTGCAGCGGAAGTTATTGTTTGTGAAAAGGTTGGCATTTATTTTCTCCTACGGTGTCACAAGAATCATTGAAACAGTAAGATCAGAAGCGTCACCTGCACCGCCCTTGTGGGCTGTGAGTTCAATTACTTCTCCCATGTTCATGTTATTCATATATTGCCCTATAATGAAAATGCCAGTTCTATAATAAGTCCCTTGCCAGCAGTTGTGTGAACATTCGGAACATCAACTCTAATAATTTGTCCAGTTGTTACGTTATCATTATTTGTATCTATAGTTCCTGGAGTTGCCGAAGTTCTTGTACTCATTTCTGAACCCTCTATTTCCATATTGGCACTTAACATGGCAACCGTACCAGTTCCAGCAGTCCCTGTATTCGTAAGGGCGATTCCACATGATCCACCGGTTCCACCAGCAGTCATCAACGTTGCGGCAACCCTTACAAGATTAAAGGCATTAAGTTCATCAGGAACAACAAAATATGCTTTTCCGTTTCCGGTACTTGCATCATCGGTAGGACTTCCAAGTATAATTTGTACAGCACGTACTGGATAACCAGTTCCACTTGTTCCCGAAGTTCCATGAGAACCTGCTGAACCTGTTGCACCTGCACTTCCGGAAGTTCCCGAAGTTCCATGAGAACCTGCTGAACCTGTTGCACCTGCACTTCCGGAAGTTCCCGAAGAGCCAGCAAGTGCTGTCTCCACCCCGTTAGAGTCTTTGAAATAATACTTATTATCTGACTTGGCGTATAACCTTACTGATCCAACCGGAGGCGTATCAGGAGCATCACCTTCAGTCATTGTTATCTTTGATGCATTTGCCATAATTCCTCCTAAAGGCTTTCACAACAATATCGTGCAGCCGTTAATGAAGATTGTGTATTTCTACCTATCGAAATTTTTCTGCTCAATGTACCAGCCTTGTTTGCATCAGTATAATGTCCACCAGCAACCATTTTTGACTCAGATTGCATATATACACTCCCTCGTTGATCTTCAAGATCGGTAAGTGTAAATGTTGCAGCAGTACTATAATCTCCACCAACAATCATAAATGCTTGATCTAAAAGCCACTGGTCATATACTCCCACCATATCTTCACAACCTATATTTGATACTATCCTCCCAATATTAGAAACCTCAGTTTTCGGATATCCTGCTGTACCAGCTCTTGTATTCGTTCCATCGTGCAAAGTCTCTCCATCCGTAAATCCTGCTGTACCACTTAAATTACGACATAAATATACTGTTGGAGATACTTTATATAACACCTGTGCCTGCAAAGTACTTGTGTTTCCATGTACGGGCGCTCCTCCAGGAACAAAATCTCCCGGTGTTGGCGCTCCATCAAGTGTAAGAGTAAATAAACATGAATGAGAACCTGTCATATTTCCAAATGGAACGCCACCGTATATTTGACTTTCATCCCACGATCCATCTGCCGCCGATTGAAACTCGCTATCTGTTAAAAGTCTTTTGCCAACAGAATGACCATCAGAAACAGCGCTAGTCCACCGCCTTGAGGTAGTAATAGTTCCCGCATAACGACTTTCGGTTGCTATTCCCGTAGATTCTGATAAATAAATATCTATCCAAAGACCCGTATTAGGATCGTAAGTCATACCAGTATTATCTAAACATCTAGCGCGATGAGTTAAATCCCAAATGCTATTTGGAATAATATCTTTTGTACTCTTTCCTGACATTCCAATATCAGCAGTAATCCATACCGTTCCTGCATCAGTTACTGATTGTCCAACAACAGGCCATGAAGGTGCTGCCGTTCCGGTTACTCCTTGATACTGAGCACGATATTTATACAGACTAGTTCCAGCATCACCAAATACACACCAATATCCATGCCATACACCAGTTGATGCTTGCCACCCATAGAGTTCTTCGCAACCATAACAAAACGTATGGAACCCACCCAACCTGAAAGAAGGACGAGGAGTCTTATTCCAAGAAAAAGGACCAGTATAAGTATTAGCAGTTTCGCTGTCTGTACTTACTTTATATTCAATATTACTTCCATTTAAACATGCATAAACATAAAAATCTTCTCCCTCATATATATTCCCATATGCATCGTAATCATAACTTGTCTCAATATTAATTTCTGTGTCACTAGAAATAGTATAATTTATATTACTAATAGTTATGACAAAAGGTCCATTTGTTTCACCTAAAATTTTTATAGTACTTCCACTTGTTCCCGCTCCCAAGATTCTTCTTGATCTATCGGATAAACCAGTCAAATATGAACCAATCGCACTCGATGTACCAGACGATCCTGAACTTCCAGAAGTCCCAGTTACTATAGATTCTAAAACAACAATCTCACCACCATCTCCCATGGTTATTGTCCCACCATTATTTAAATGATCGAATACAGGATACTGTTCACCGTCTCCAATACTAACAGTTCCATTTGTTCCAATATCCCAAAAGATCGTTACGCCAGTACTCGTACCTGACTCACCGCTAGACCCTGAACTTCCACTCGTACCACTCGTACCATGGCTACCGTCTGTACCTGAAGTTCCATGACTACCAGCCGAACCAGTATCTCCCTTTGATCCCGAAGTTCCACTTGTCCCAGAGGTTCCATCTGTTCCACTTGTACCATGACTTCCTGCTGATCCTGTATCACCTTTTGAACCAGATGTGCCGGAAGTTCCCGATGAACCCGATGTTCCGTCACTTCCTCTTGACCCCGAACTGCCAGATGTACCGGAAGTTCCATGAGTACCGGCAGAACCCGATGTACCAGACGATCCTGAACTTCCACTACTTCCAGAAGTCCCACTAGTCCCACTAGTTCCAGAAGTACCATCAGTACCACTTGTACCAGAGGTTCCATGC